AGGAATTGGTAGAAGTATTATGGGCTGCCTATAGGACAAAAAAATCATATCAAAACCTCATAAAAAGCACTGATGAGCTGGTGAAATCTCAATTTATAGGGCAAATTTCGCCCTTTGCCGCTTCCGCAAGGAGGTGCGCATAATGGCTCTTTATCGGTTTGATGAAATTGCAATAAACTGTACGGCTAAAAGGATGCCAAAAGATGGAGACCAGGAACTTTATATTGGACTTGAGCATTTGGACGCTGGGAGTTTGCGTGTTAACAGATGGGGAAGCGCGGTGCCAATTAAAGGCGAAAAGCTAATAATGCAGAAGGGAGATGTTCTCTTCGGTAAACGGAATGCATATTTGCGCCGGGCAGCCATTGCACCTCATGATGGGATTTTTTCTGCTCACGGGATGGTATTACAACCGAAAGAGGAAGTTATCGATAAGGAATTCTTTCCTTTATTTATCGCTTCTGATTACTTTTTTAATGAAGCAATACGAATTTCGGTTGGATCGCTTTCGCCTACGGTTAACTGGAAGGACCTGCGAGAATGCACATTTGAGTTACCCTCTTTGGAAGATCAAAAAAAGCTGGCAAAAGTTCTCTGGGCAGCGAATAAAAGCATAGAATCATATAAAAAACTGCTCAAAATGACCGATGAGCTGGTGAAATCTCAATTTATAGAGATGTTTGGAAATCCGATTTTAAATAATAAAGGATGGGATTTTGAGCCGCTACCTAAAGTTGCGACAATCGTTTTGGGGACAACGCCAAGCTCATCAGAGCCTGAATTTTGGGACGGAAACGTAAAATGGATTACACCCGCGGAACTTCAAGATGACACTTTTGAAATTTTTGACTCTGTTCGGCATATTACCGAAAAAGGAGTAAAATCGGCGGGTTTACGCCCTTTTCCCAAGGGAACGGTGATATTTTCAACCCGTGCGCCTATCGGGAAGACCGCAATTGCGGGTTGTGAAATGTATTGCAACCAGGGATTTAAGAATTTTATTTGTGGCGAAAAACTCAATCCGGTATATTTATATGCGGCTCTCCGTATTAATAAAGATTATTTTATTAACCTTGGAACGGGTAATACATTTAAGGAACTATCCAAAGCGCGATTAGAGCAAATATCCATTTCAGTACCGCCAATCGAACTTCAAAATGAATTTGAAGAAATATTCAGGCAGAGCGATAAATCAAAATTAATTCTTTCGCATTTTCTTGACCGTAAACTGCGGTAATTTACTAAGCCAGGCTCGTTCAGGGCTATTTTATGCTACCCTGAATAGATGTCTTTTTTTAGAAAATAATGTAAAAAAATAAGAGCTGAAACAGCCAGCTCTCATTTTCTATTTTATAAATATTTCGGGAATGTTATATTGAATATCTTGAACTTCACTTCGCACGGATTCTTTTGGACATTCCAAAAGAGATAGTTTCAGTTTCGGTCCCGAAAGAGTTGTTTCTACATATTTGCTTTGGTTTTGTTTTATATAAGTGGAAGTTTCGCGCGAGAATCCGTTTCTTTGTAATAGAATGGTGAGAGGATTTGTTGAGCCATATTCCACAAATTCATACCAATCATTATCAAAGTTTTCAACATGATGTTGCTTTTTATATTCTGTTGAAAAACGCAAGAAGTAATTTGCAAGGCTAAAAAGAATGGTATGATCAATGATTGTTAGTGTTTCCGCGGTTACGGCATTTTTGTGTAATCTTGAATCATCATAATATTCTGGTCTGCCATTAATATTTACGGTGGATTCAAAGTGTGTTTTCTTGTAAAATATAGCCTTATCAATTATACTTTTTAATCCATATCCTTCCATCCATTGAGTTAAAATAACTGCGTAATAACGTAATGCTTTATGTGATCCATCATCAGAAATGGATCCGAGCGTTTTACTTTCATATTTATCCCATTTAAACATTACGTATAGTTCTTCTAAGAATTTTACTACCGTTTCATAGTCAAATGTGCCATCAGCGTTTCGGTCGGGATACTTTTTTCCGTTGCTAATTGCAGTGTACAAATTTTCTGTTTGGTCAACTGAAATATTTATGTCATCGTCAGGTTTTGTGCGTTTATGAGAGCCAAGAAAGTGCTGTTTGATTGCTTGAACATTTTCTGGATTAAGGAAATCGTCAAAGGCTCGACGAACGACGCTGTTTCTATCTTTAGTTATGTCGCGTAATAAAATTAAACCAAATTTACGCATGAGCGCATATGATTCTTTTGTTTGTGTCCCTGGATATTGCTGGAACTCAGTAGTGCCAGCAAGCAGCGATTCCACAATTTTAGCCTTTTGTGGCTTGGTTAATTCTGTAACCAGAGAAATTTTTTGTTCGGGGACATCTTGCTCGATAAGTTCTTGATATTTCTCTGCTCTTTGTTTGAGTTCGGAACGTATAATGAATACATTTCCGTAAAGGTTATATTCGATTCTTCCAACGCGCCCGATTAAATTACGGAAGTCAACTGGAGTCATATTGTGAGGTCCGTTGCCGTAACTCATAATAAATAAATTGTCGGCTGGCAGATTCACGCCTTCAACCAAAGTGCTTGTGCAGAATAAAATGGTTATTCTATGTTCACGGAAACATTTTTCTATATTTGCGCGGATATATGCGGGGAGATATCCAACGTGGTAAGCTACGCCTTTTGTAATAATATCTGCCAAATAATATGTATCGTGAATTTCATTTCTTATTTCTTTGGCTATAGATTCTAATACGGGGTCATTCTTTGAAGGAAGAGTCTGCGCATATTCTCTTGCCATTTCAATAGCTTTATCTTTGCTATTAAAATAAACAATGCTTTGTTTGCCTGGAGTTGAAGCAATAGCCCTGACGAGTTGTAAAGGTCTAACACCGGGTTGTAAGCTGGTAATCGGAAGCATTTGCTTTGAATGCTCATTAAATAGGGTAACTTTTTGTGAAAAAGTATCTATATAATATTTTAGCTGGCTAACGGGGGAATAGCTTGTAGAAAGTGCAGCCCGCTTAGTTGCTTCAATGTCTGGTACGAGCTTAAGATACACTTCAGGATTAGGGATGTTAGGCGAAGCAAAAACAACATGCGGCTTGATTTCCTTTTCTGCAAGCATGTCTATAACTTTATAATAAAAAGCACTGCGTCCATCGCCAGAGGAAATTTTATGTGCTTCATCTATAAAAAGATAATTTATGTTAATGCGAGGATTGCTTATTAATAAGTATAATAAGCGTTCCGGTGTTAAAACAAATATAAAGTTATGCGGCTGTTGAAGCATTAACGCGCCGGCAGAGTTAATTACTGTATAGTTTTTGTCTTCCAATAATGATTTAAGGTCTTGAATTATGTTGCTTGTAATTTCAGTAATTAGTGCCTTGGTAGGGACAAGAATAGCAAAATTAGCGGCAACGTCATTTTTTACTTTATCCTTGATGAACATTCTCATAAGGAGTGATTTTCCCATGGATGTGGGACCAGAATAGCTGAAGGCAGTTTCATCAAGCCGATCATAAATAGCTTTCTGTGAATGGAAAAAATACTTATTTTCTTGGTACGGAATTGATAGATACTCCATATCAAAATTTGCGTAAAGGGCATCAAGAAAAGAAGTACTGGTGTAATTTGTTTTTATTAATTGCACCCCGCGGTAGTTCCCGATTGTGGTGAGAACTGAAGCTGCGTAATATTCAACTTTAGGATTGTTTGGATACAGGGTAAAAAGAAGAGCAACAATTTCTTGCGCCCAGGCTCTATGTTTTTCCGAGTTATCAAAGCCGGCAGACTTTGAAAGTAAATCAGCAAAACGTAGGGCATCATCCAAATTGATAGGGTGAGCGCTTATACTCTGTATGCTCATCAATTTATAACTATAATTTAGCAGCAAATTTGTATAAATTTCATTTAGGTATTCGTTTTTATCGATGTCCCTGAAAATTTCTTCACCGAGTGTAAGATGGTGAGGGGTTATCATGCTTCACCCCCTAAGGCGGTATTCATGATAAGGTTTTTATCATTATCGGCATCATTCAGTGGAAGGACATAAATATAAAATGAATACGCAGTTAAATTTTTATCACAAATTAATTTTTCTATATGAGGGATGCAAGCAGTTATATCGGCTTGCATTTTGCTATCAACCGCGGCGCGGTAATCCGCATTTGAAAGTAAGGCGGCGTTTGGAATGCCGATGCTATAACCGATAAATAATCCGAAAGCAGTATCGGGAGGAACTGAACCGCCTTTTTGCGGAATTAACATTCCTTTGAGATATTGCATGGTGGGGGCATCGAACGAGCGGTTTAAAATATCCCCTTCAATTAAGGTATATTCATCATTAGCGGTTGACTTGATTTCACTGATTTGAGCGAAAGCAGAATCTATTGCAGCTTTCAAATCGTTTACTACTTCAGAAGCTCCAAATATGACCTGATTGTTTGCACCGTTTGGAAGTAAATGTATGCCAGATGTTTTACTTTGGTATGTACCACCTATATTTTGAAGTTCGATTTTACTGCTTATTTTGGGTGCGTTTAATGCGCATTCCAGAAACGAATATAACATTATTTCTGCAAAATGGCTTTGACCAGGGGCTGCAGTAACTCTCTTTTTGTACGCTCGAATAGCATCAGCAGTAAGATTTTCTATGTCTTCCATTGTGTATGAATTTCTTTGCGCGCGTGAAAAAACATAGCGTCCAATATTATCCCAGATAAATTTTGAAATATCTCTATAACTGAATTCGTTGCCGGAAACGCTTAAGTGATAAATATGAGTGGCAGAAGGGTTTGGAATAGAAAGAGCATGGTTGGGATGAACTTCAGTGAATACAGCATCAAACCTTGTGCTTCGTGCGGTAGCAGCAAGCGGGGTTACGGGGAGACTATGGCTTTCAATAATATTGATTTCATCTTTATGAGATTCAAAAGAAATTACATAATCTTTATCGATTTCTTTAATGCTTGCTTTCCAAGCTGTGTTTGAAACCTGTGTTACAGAATAGTAAAACAGGCAAGCCAAAAGACCGGATATAGAAAATGCATTTTTTGTTAGAATATCATGTTTAGTATATCCCGAAATGGGGCACAAATTCTGACTATCAGGTATGGTTGTATCTTCGGTAAGTACCTGCTTAAACGCTAAAACAATATGTTTTTGAAGTGAAGAATTGAGATGTGGTAAAACACTTTCAGCGTAATAATCGGCAAGTTCATTTATAGGTTTTTTTCTGGTTAAATCTATGAATGCTTGGGAAGGATTTTTATCCCCACATTTTAAATGTCCTTGATAGCTGGCTTCTGCATATGAAGGATCATCCTCAATTCCAGCAAGTATAGCACTAAAAAGCCGCTGCTGTCCTCGAGCAGTAGCTTTGGCTTGCGAAATGATATTTAAGAATGTTCCTATGCAAAGTTTCTTCAAATAGCGCATCCTCCAAGAGATATGTAGTATGAATTAGTCAATTAGTAATATCGTATTTATTATAGCATAAAAAACGTAAAAACACAATCCCTATAATATTGAAAAGGCAAACTTCGTTAGTAAGAAGTTTGCCTTTTTTTATTTATGCAGAACTTTTGGTGAAGACAATAACTGGTCAATAATCGGGCAACTTTCAGGCATTTAAAGCACGGTTTTTTCTTGCTATACTGTAACCGTAATTAAAAATATCTCGCCCGGACATGCATTAAAGGGCAAACGGATATAACGCACTTCGAACAATTTTTAGGATGTGGAGGTGTGTTGATACCCTTTCTTTAATGCGTCCTTTTAATGGCGTTTTCGGCTTGGGTATCGAAAGGTACTCAAGCCTTTTATATTTCGGTTTGCCGCAGATGTTCCTTCGGGAGAGGAAGGAGCATTTATGATAATCAAGTATCAATTTGCAGACGGAACTACGAGTGAAGTTGAGGTAAGCGAAGAAATAGGTGCGTACATTACCGCATCGAGGAGAGAGGAATCGAACGGAGACCGCAAGCAGCGGTACCACTGCATTTCTCTGGACGGATTTGAATATGAAGGCGAGGCGTTCGCGGACGAAAGCCAGAACCAGGACCGCATACGGGAAGAGGAAGAAAGTCAATCCAAAGTGGACAAGTTTCTTTCTACACTCACTGCTGTGCAGCGCCGGAGGCTTGAACGCCGGTTGGATGGCGCTTCGGCTGCGCAGATAGCAAGGGAAGAACACTGCGATCCGAGCGTGGTTCGGGAAAGCCTGAAACAGATAAAAGCAAAATACAAAAAACTTTTTTAATTTTTTTCTAAAATACCCCCCTCGAAACCACCCCCTTTTCTCCGAATAGTGAAGGGCAGCAATAACGAAACGCTCTTCGAAGGAGGTAAGAAGGTGAAGCACAATCTCAAAATCAGTGTTTCCAAGGAACCCAAGCAGGATGGCATAGTTACTTGCAAGCAGATGAACCCGAAAGACAGAAAGTTCAAAAGTATGCTGAACGGAATGCAGGGCGTGATGATAGTCGTTCCCGGCAGCTCGGTAGAAGGTATCACCATCTGTGAAGTGGATTCCAAAGGAGGTGAACATGCCACCTGCTAAACACGCAGTGCTTTCGGCATCAGCATCGCACCGTTGGCTCCACTGCAATCCGTCAGCCAGGCTTGAACTTGAATTCAAAGACCGGGAAACGGCGGCGGCAGCGGAAGGATCGGCGGCGCACGCACTCTGTGAACACAAGCTCAGACGAAAGTTAAAACTTCGCAGCGAGAGACCGGTTTCCAATTTCGATAACGATGAAATGGAACAGTACACAGACGATTACACGGATTTCGTTATGGAGCAGGTCATCCGGGAACGAAGGCGCGATGCGGAAACACAGGTTCTCATTGAACAGCGGCTGGACTTTTCCTGCTATGTGCCTGATGGCTTCGGAACCGGAGACTGTTTGATTGTATCCAAAGGTCGACTGTATATTATCGATTTTAAGTACGGTCAGGGTGTGCTGGTGGAAGCGGAAGATAATTCTCAGATGAAGCTGTATGCGTTGGGCGCTTTGAGGGAGTTTGGAGAGAAGTACCAAATTAAAAAAATAAAAATGACTATCTTCCAACCCCGAAGAGAAAACGTAAGCACCTGGGAAATCACGGCAGCACGACTTAAGCGCTGGGCGGATAAGGACCTGAAACCCAGAGCAGTCAAAGCCTACAACGGCGAAGGCGAGTATTGCCCCGGCGAATGGTGCTTGTTTTGCAAGGCGGCAGTCAAGTGCCGTGCAAGAGCCGAAGAGAAGTTAAAAATCGCGCAGAGCGAATTTAAACTTCCTCCACTGTTAACCGATGCTGAAATCGAAGTTGTCCTGGCAAAGCTGCCCAACATAAAAAAGTGGGCAGAGGAAATTCAGGAATACGCTTTGCAGGCGGCGCTCGGTGGGAAGCAGTGGCAGGGTTTCAAGCTGGTCGAAGGCAGGTCAAACCGCAAATATGCGGATGAGGAAGCGGTGGTCAAGGCGGCAAAGGCTGCCGGTTACCACGACATTTACAAGCAGACTTTAATTCCGGTAACCGAAATGGAAAGGCTTATGGGGAAGAAGGAGTTTGCAACCGTCCTTGGCGGTCTCATAGTAAAACCGCAAGGCAAACCTACGCTTGTCGAGGATACCGATAAGCGTGTAGCAATTCAAGTATCCAATCCAAAAAACGAATTCAGTGAAATAAAAGGAGATTAAAAAAATGGCAAATTCGAAGACAAAAGTAGTAACGGGCGTGGTGAGACTTTCCTACGCAAACGTATGGGAACCCAAGGCAGTAAGCGAGGGACAGACTCCCAAGTACAGTGTGTCGATAATCATTCCCAAGGATGATAAAGACACGCTTGCAAAAATCAACGCGGCAATTGATGCGGCGATTGAGGAAGGCATCGGTAAGTTCGGCGGCAAGAAGCCTAACAAAGCAACATTGAAACTTCCGCTCCGTGACGGTGATGTGGAAAGAGAGGATGACGAAGCGTATGCAAACGCATTCTTCGTAAACGCGAACAGCGCAACGGCACCTCAGATTGTGGATGCAAGAGTGCAGCCTATTTTGGAGCGCGGCGAAGTATACAGCGGCGTATATGCGAGAGTTTCCATCAATTTCTACGCTTTTAACAGCAGCGGCAATAGGGGCATCGCGTGCGGACTCGGAAACATTCAGAAGGTCCGTGACGGTGAACCTCTCGGCGGCAAGACGAAGGCAGAAGATGACTTCGGTGAATTGCCCGCGGATGCAGACGATTTACTTTAAGGCTCTATCGGTTGGGGTGGTAGGTTAGCCTATCACCCCTGAAACCGAACTGCGAGGTGGAATATGAAAACAATCAGCATTGACATTGAAACATATTCTTCCGTTGATTTGCAGAAGTCCGGTGTTTACCGGTATGCGGCAAGTGATGATTTTGAAATTTTGCTTTTTGCTTATTCCGTAGACGGTGGCGAAGTTAAAGTAATCGACCTTGCCTGCGGAGAGAAGATACCTCCCGATATCGTGCTGGCGCTTACCGATGAGTCGGTACGGAAATTTGCGTTCAATGCGCAGTTCGAAAGGGTGTGTTTATCACGGCTTCTGGGATATTCAACGGGGAAATATATCGACCCGAAATCTTGGTTCTGCACGATGGTGTGGGCTGCAACTTTGGGACTGCCTCTTTCGCTTGAAAAAGTGGGAGCAGTTCTGGGGCTTGACAAACAGAAGCTCGGTGTCGGTAAGGAACTCATCCGTTATTTTTGCAAACCATGTGAACCTTCGCAAATTAACGGTGAAAGAACCAGAAATCTTCCTTACCATAGCCGCGAAAAGTGGGAACTTTTCAAAACTTACAACAAACGCGATGTGGAAGCGGAAGCAGAAATACAAATGCGACTTTCTGCTTTTCCGGTTTCGGAAAGAGAGTGGGGAAATTATCACCTTGATCAGCGTATCAACGATTACGGCATCGCGCTGGATATGGACTTCGTAGAACACGCGATACGGTGTGATGAAGTTAACACCGGCTCAGCAACCGAGAAGGCGCGTGCGCTTACAGGAATTGACAATCCCAACTCACCGTCTCAGCTCAAAGCCTGGCTGATAGAGCAGGGGCAGGTTGTGGAATCGCTTTCAAAAGCGGAGGTAAATCGCCTTTTGCAAGATGCGACCGGGAACATTGAAGAAATCCTTCGGCTCCGTCAGGAACTTGCGAAGTCAAGCGTGAAGAAGTATGTGGCTATGAAGAATGTAGTCGGAAGCGATAATCGCGCACGCGGACTTATTCAGTTTTATGGTGCAAATCGGACCGGACGGTATGCCGGGCGTTTGATTCAGGTTCAAAATCTGCCGCAAAACCACCTTGAAAATCTGCCGGCAGTACGTGAACTGGTGCGTTCCGATGACTACGATAGCCTTGAGAAAAAATACGGAAATATTCCCAACGTGCTATCTGAGCTGATAAGAACAGCTTTTGTTCCGAAGGCGGGATGCAGATTTATAGTTGCTGACTTTTCGGCAATTGAAGCGCGAGTAATCGCGTGGTTCGCCGGCGAACAGTGGCGCTTGGATGTATTTGCAAAAGGCGAAGATATCTATTGCGCATCAGCAAGCCAGATGTTCCACGTTCCGGTGCAAAAGAACGGCGTAAACGGACACCTGCGCCAGAAAGGGAAGATAGCGGAACTTGCGCTCGGTTACGGCGGCTCTGTGGGCGCACTGAAGGCAATGGGCGCAACGGCAATGGGAATTCCCGAAACCGAATTGAAGCCGCTGGTGGCGGCGTGGCGCGGCTCAAACCCGAACATTACAAAATTCTGGTGGGCTGTCGATAGGGCAGTTCGGTATGTAGTTTCAAACAAGCAAACCTATGAATGCTATGGTTTGAAATTCTCGTATGAGAAAGGAATTTTATTTATTCAGCTTCCTTCCGGTAGACGGCTTGCGTATGTGAGACCTCGAATTGGAGTGAACAATTTCGGCAGTGATTGTGTTACTTATGAAGGTTTGGGTGCTTCGAAGAAGTGGGAACGTATCGAGAGTTACGGACCGAAATTCGTAGAGAATATCGTGCAGGCAACCGCGAGAGATGTTCTGGCGGATGCTATGATGCGCCTGGATAATGCTGGGTTCAAGATTACGATGCATATTCACGATGAAGTTGTGCTTGAAGTTGAAAACGGCAAATCGAGCGTGGAAGAAGTTTGTGCAATTATGGGTGAAGCGTCGGAGTGGGCAGAGACGATGAACCTTCGCGCGGACGGTTATGAGTGCGCATTTTACAAAAAGGAGTGAGGCAATGAAGAAACCAAGTTTTTATAACAAAGAAGGTTATCCCAGCCCGACTGAGTATTACGCTGAACTTCACCTAATGGAAGAGGAAATGGAAAAGCAACGTGAGCTACACAAGTTCCGTCCTTTGGTTTATGTCTGCTCTCCGTATGCCGGTGATATTGCCCGTAATACTGCGCAGGCACGGCGCTTTTCAAAGTTCGCGGTTGATGAAGGTTTTCTACCAATAACGCCGCACCTATTCTTCACTCAGTTTTTAAACGATGCGAACCCGGATGACCGAGAAATCGGAATGTATATGGGCTTGGTGCTTCTAACCAAGTGCAGCGAATTGTGGGTTTTCGGTGAGAGGATGTCTGCGGGAATGCTGCGCGAGATTAAAAAAGCACAGAAGCGAGGAATTCGAATCAGGTACTTCAATGAAGAGTGCCAGGAGGTAATGAAATGATTAGTCCTTTCAGGGGATATGTAAAAACCAAGGACAAACATCCTTGTCAAAAATTCGGAAACGGTGAACCGCTTTTGTCTCTTGAAGACGTGAGCAAGTTAGACGAATACGCCGGGATATTAAACGGTGAATACACGGTTAAGGATGTGGATGAAGCCGGCGAAGCGGAAAGGGTATATGCGCTGGTTTGCGCAATGAACCTAAACTGCCGTGTTTACAAAACTACGCGCGGATTACACTTTATGTTCCGCAACAGTGAGTTCTGTACGAAAGGCGTGGTCAAGGCAATAGATGCCTTCGGATTCACGTTTGATGTCCGCACCGGAAAGAATATGTACGTTGTCTTGAAAAGCGGGGGAAAAGTAAGAGAGATAATCCGTGACTTTGATGAAACTCGCCCGGTGGATACCTTCCCGAAAGCATTCTCACCTATTAAGGGTGGGCAGAGCTTTACCGGTATGGGTGAAGGTGATGGCAGAAATGGGGCGCTGTTCAAGCATTCTGCAACGTTACTTCGAAACGGGTTCACTCCGATGGAAGTGAAGACTATTCTTTTCCAGATAAATCAGTATGCGTTTGCAGAACCGCTTCCTGATGAAGAAATGCAAAAAATCACCCGCAAGGATGCGCTTGAAAATTACATCGAACGCTCTACGGCTGAGGATGATTTCGGCTATCAGTTAAAACCGAAAGCACAAAACGATACCGGCATGGCAGACCTGTTCGTTCGGGAATATGGCGCTGAGATCAGGTTCAGCAAAGCGATGGGTTGGCTGGTTTGGAACGGGAAGCAGTGGGAAGTTTCGGAACTGAAAGCAAAGCAACGTTATATCGAGTTTGTGAAAAAGGTTCTGGAAACGGCAAGGCAGGCAGTCAAAGATGCATACGCGAATATGGGTGAAGGGGCGTTGGAAGACGGAGATAAAAAAGCCGGTAAGGATAATGAGCAGCTTGTAAAGGAGGCGCTGGCATATTACAAGTTCGCAAATAAAATGAACGATTACAGCAAGATTGTCGCGGTAATGCACTGCGCCGAAAGCCAGCTTGAAATTGCGGTATCCGAGCTTGACAGTAACCCCTTTGAACTGAACACGCCGAAAGGCATCATCGACCTGAAAACCGGGATTTCTTATGCGCACAGAGCTGAAGCGTTTTGTACCAAAATGACGAAAGTTGCACCGAGTACGGACGGTATGGAATTATGGGAGGACTGCCTCAATAGCGCAACTCAGAATAACACCGAATTTAAGGAGTATCTGCAGTATATTGCAGGGGGTATGGTAATTGGCAAGGTTTATGCCGAGTCAATGTTCATCGCATACGGTGATGGTGCGAACGGCAAGAGTACCGTTTTCAATACTATTCACGAGGTGCTTGGCGATTATGCCGGAAAGATACCCGCAGAATCTTTGACTACCAGAGCAAAGAACGCAAAAGTCGACCTTGCTGAAATGCTCGGAAAGAGGTTCGTCTTAGCAAGCGAAACGGAAGAAGGACAGCGCCTTTCTACCAGTATGCTCAAGCAGATAGCTTCGGTAGATGAGATTTCCGCAGAAAAGAAATATCACGATCCTTTTACATTCGCGCCGACACACAGCATTGTTCTTTATACCAATCATCTGCCGAGGGTGGGTTCAATGGACAAAGGAACGTGGCGCAGGCTCATTGTGCTTCCTTTCAATGCGGTAATCAAGAACCCGCAGCGTGACTATGCCGAAACGCTTATAAAGCAGGCGAGTGGTGCAGTGTTGCAGTGGGCTATCGAAGGCGCGAAAAAGTTTATAGCCGGCGGTTATCAGATGCCGCCTTGTGCAGTAGTCGATGAAGCGAATAAGGAATACAGAAAATCTAATGACTGGTTGCGCAGCTTCCTGGAAGAGTGCTGCATTATTGGCGAGATTGAAAAAATAACCGGGGGCGTGCTTTACAAGGCATACAGGGCGTGGGCTATCGAAACCGGCGAATATGTGCGGAGCAACCGTGATTTTGGGGAAGCGCTGCGTGTCGCAGGGTTCGAAATGAAGCATACGAAAATCGGCAATGAGTGGCGCGGGTTAACTTTGTCGGCTGACAGGGCTGTTGGTACTACGGCAGAAGAGGATTTTTTGAGGTAAGCAAGACTGTCGGTGAAGGGTGTTGAACCATAAATTCTAAATTACTTTAAGAAATAATAAAAGCTGAAAAAATAAAAAAGTTTAGAAAACTCGGTTCACCACCATTCACCCTCATTTCGGAGGTGGAAGTATGGAAGAAAAGAAAATAGAAAGCAAACTTGCAAAGGCAGTCAAGCGTTCAGGAGGTATGTGCTTGAAATTTGTCTCGCCTTCTTTCGCGGGGGTTCCCGACAGAATTGTGCTGATGCCGGGCGGACGGATGGCGTTCGTTGAAACTAAAACTACCGGAAAGGATATGCGACCTTTGCAGAGGAAGAGAAAATGGCAACTTGGAAAACTCGGCTTCAAAGTTTACTGCCTGGATAGTGAAGAAAAAATAGAGGAGGTCATCAATGAAATACGAACCTTATGAATATCAACAATATGCAACGCGGTTCATCGAAAAGAACGAAGTCGCTGCCGTGTTTCTTGAATGCGGACTTGGTAAGTCTGTTATAACCTTAACAGCAATCAAGCACCTGATTACTTCCGGTGAGGTTCGCAGGGTTTTGGTAGTTGCACCTTTGCGTGTAGCCAAAAATACCTGGAAAGATGAAATTGCAAAATGGGACCATCTGCAAGGGTTGACCTACGCAATTGCAATCGGGAGCGTTTCGGAAAGGATATCGGCACTGTTGGCGGCGGCGGACATCACGATTATCAACCGTGAAAATGTGGAGTGGCTGATAGAAAAAAGCGGCGTTGAGTTCGACTATGATATGGTCGTAATTGATGAGCTTTCTTCCTTCAAATCTCATAGCGCAAAACGCTTCAAAGCGTTGCTTCGGGCAAGACCGTATGTGTCCAGAATTGTGGGGCTTACGGGAACGCCTTCCAGCAATGGTTTGATGGATTTGTGGGCAGAGTTCAGGTTACTTGATATGGGTGAGCGCTTGGGCAGGTACATAACGCGATACCGGACAAACTACTTTACCCCCGATAAGCGAAATCAGCAGATTATTTTTTCATACAAGCCGCTTCCGGGTGCTGAAGAGCGAATCTACGAAAAAATATCCGACATCACTATTTCGATGCGTGCAAAAGACTATCTCAATCTTCCAGCCCTGGTGATGAACACCGTGAAAGTGGAAATGGACGAAAAGGCAAGCGCAATTTACAAGCAACTGAAGTCGGACATGATTGTGAATATACACAGCAGCGAGATTGATGCGGTCAATGCGGCGGCACTTTCTAATAAGCTGATTCAAATGGCAAACGGTGCGGTGTACGGTGAAGAGCGAAAGGTCCTGCACATCCACGATGAAAAGCTGAACGCACTTGAAGATTTAATCGAGAGCGCAAACGGCAAACCGGTCCTGGTTGCATACTGGTTCAAACACGACCTTGAACGCATAAAAGCAAGGTTCCCGGAAGCCAGAGAAATCAAATCATCGGAAGACATTCATTCCTGGAACCAGCGCAAGATCGCTGTGGGACTTATTCACCCGGCTTCTGCTGGACACGGCTTGAACCTTCAATCTGGCGGTTCTACCCTGATATGGTTCGGGCTGACTTGGAGCTTGGAACTGTACGAGCAGACAATTGGACGCTTGCTTCGACAGGGGCAAACAGAAACGGTTGTGGTTCATCACATCGTAACCGGAGGAACTTTGGATGAGCAAATTTTGAAATCCATAGCAAAAAAAGAAAAAACGCAGGATGCGCTAATTGATGCAGTAAAAGCGGAGCTTTGGAGGTAATCGATGACGAATGAGTGTGTAGAGAGTCTTGCAAATGCTATAGTTTTGCAAGCCGTGAAAGATTATCGAGAAGTGCTGCAAGTTTTGAAAAGCTATCCAAAGTATGAAAAAGCAATAACCGCAGAAGAGGAAATAGAGTTTTTTTTCCGGTCGGAGTGGTTTCAAACCCTATCCGGTATGGACGGAATACCGATTATGGAAAGATTGCAGAAGGAGGTATAAAATGACCGCGCACGAGTATTTGAGCCAGGTGTACTATTTGGACAGACAAATTAAATATGATTTACGGGAGCTTGAATCATTGCGTGAATTATCCATCGGCATATCTTCGCCAAATCTCGGAGAGCGTGTCAAAAGTAGCAGCAGTGGCGAACCGCCTTTTGTTAAGGCGCTGGAACGGATATGGAAGCAGGAAGAAAGAATTAATTCCGAGCTGAAGCGGCTGGAAGCGCTAAAAGAGGAAATTAGAAATGCCATAGAAACCCAGACGAACGCTGATGAACGTTGTGTGCTTCTTTACCGGTATATGCAGCATATGAAACTTGAAGAAATCGGTTATGAGCTGAACATCAGTATTAGCACCGTAAAACGTTGGTATAAATCGGCACTTTCTAAAATAAAGGTTTATAAATAAGAAATAGAAGAAAGTCTAAATCGGCTTTCTTCTATTTCTTATGTCCATACTGTTTAGTTCGAAGTGGTTTTATGTAGTTCTTGTTTAAGTCTCGCATAGAGCCAAAAAATGAACTTTCCGATTTTGAAAGGGTGTGAACTTCCGCTTTCAAACTGATTAGCTTCATCGTACATATTAGATCGGCAACTTGAAATAGGCGATAATCGGCGGGAACAACTTTACGAAATTCCGCGTGCGGGATAAGTACAGTAAAAATAGTTGCCAGCATCTTTCCCAGTTCCACTTGTCCGTTGTCGTAGTAAATTATTACTTTATCGAAACTATCAAAAAAGGCATATTCGTTTTTAATAAAAGCTGATAATTGTTTTGACAAACCAACGGTTAATGAAACAGAATCGGATATATGCTTTTTATCGACGTAGAATGCTGCATATTGGATATCGACTTTTTTTGTGAAGGTAATAATACGGTTAATAAGTCTTCTGCGTTCAGGAATATCCATGTTGGCATAATCTGCTTCCCTGCGTATTATAGGACCTGCGTGAAAACAATGGTCATCATCCAACCCCATATCCGTGAGATTACTTTTTAAATGTTCAATTTGTGCGTGTATTGATTTTGACTGATCGTGAAAAACCAGTGTAAAAATATAAAACGGCGAATGAACTTCATAAGACCCGAAATCGCCCGATTCATCTATAAAGATGCTAAGTTCTTTCATCTTTTGTCTCCACAAAATAAAAATGGCGGGGAACATCCCCGCCGAAGGTGGACCCGGTTCATATGAACAGCCCATATTTCCTTAATGCTATTGTAGCATATTTTTCCTTGAAAAGCAATAGTTTTTCTTAAAAAAGAAAAACATTTTATCCACCCCATAATAATATATGCAAAACAAAGCCATTTCAAACACATTTATGGGATGATTTTATTATAGCATGTTTTGCGTTTTTGTCAATAGTTATGTGACAAATATCGGTATTACCATCGTGAACGCCGGTATAAATCTGCGCTTTCCTCGGATAAGCCACCCATTGAACGGTTGTGTTTTCTTTAAGTTAATGCTATAATAGCGGCAGAAATTAAACGAAAAATAGGAGCAAAAGAAAATGAAAAAATTATATTATAACCCGATAGAAGTGCCGGTAGAAATACGGCTTGAGTCTCAGATTCTTGGAGTGAAAAAGCAGTATCCTTGCCACACCGGTGAAGGACCGGTATTCCTTGAAGAACTGTTCAAACTTGCAGCGACAGACAGCTTCGAAACAGTGGAAGTAAAACTCACGCCGCATAATCAGGCATATTACCGCGATACCAAAAACCCTTTAAAAGCAGTAGCGGTTGATGGTTGGATTTCACTTAAAGAATACAAAAACGCAGGCGGCTATCTCAAGGATAAACTGAACGGTATTTAATTAAAAATCTATGCTGAAAAAGTTAAAAATTATTTCAAACTCAATATGCTATGGACCGCCGCCGGCAATGGATGATGAAGTTGAGCAAAGGCTCTCTATTACCGCGGAAGGAGGTGCGGTTTTAGTTCGGTATAATTTTGCTGGGCATCGCATCGAATACAAGCGTTTCAAAATACCGAAGGAAGAAGCACAAAACATTCTAAGCATGATTGAAGCTGGAATTTCCGAAGAGAGTTTTATTGAAGTAACCGATGTTGGAAATTGGGGGCTGTGTGCGGAAACCGTCAATGGTGAAATCATAAAAATCGGGGGTTCGCTTGTGCCTATACAAAAGGACCTCATAGCTGCTTCCAAAAAGATGCGAGAGCTGACACAGCTTCCTTTGCTTATGTTTGATGGCGGGAACGAAGAATAACAGAATATTAAAATGCTACGGAGGAAGATATGCAAGTTTTATTATCCAGCGTTACTAATATGTGGCGAGGCGGGAAAGGAATACTCGGAGAATGTGTAGCAACGGATGAAGGACTCGTTTTTAATAAACGTGGATTTCTTTCTACTTATGTCCGTGGTGGGCTTGTAAAAGGTATTTCTGATTTAATTTCTTCAAAAGAATTTTATCTTGTCTTGCCGTATAATGAAGTTGCCTCTGCGATAAAAGGTCGCTTTCGATTAAACAGAAAAGCATTGATAGTCACAACCTTGGAAGGTGAAGAAATTATCTTCGCAGTTTCCGATAAGCATAAAAAATGGTTTGCTTTAATGGATGAACTTGTCAATAATAAGAGCTTAAACCCCGATAAAAAATAATAGCCCCTTTTTCAAAGCATGCTGGGGTTATAAAGTTGAACCGTGATGAGCTAAAATGAACCCCATTGAACCGTGATGAGCCGCCGCTCAGTGTGGTATGATATAATCGTAAAAAAATAATGAAACAGAAATGCGCGTAAATTTTATGCGCATTTTTTTATTTCCGAAAGGAGGCACATTTGCCCAGAAGTCCGAAGGTGCCGTGCAAGCATCCTGGCTGCCCTGAGCTGGTAGAGCCGGGAAAGATGTTCTGCGCCAAGCACCTGCCTTTGCATAAAGAATTTACCCGCCCATCGCAAGAACGTGGTTACACCTATGAATGGCGCAAGGCAAGCAAAGCATACTTAAAAGAGCATCCTTTGTGCGCAGAATGTCAACGCAAAGGTAGGCTTATTCCGGCAACAGTTGTGGACCATGTTGTGCCTCACCGCGGGGACCGAACACTGTTCTGGGACCGTTCGAATTGGCAACCCTTATGCAAGAAGTGCCACGATGAAAAAACACTCCGGGAGGAAACCAATCCTGAGTACAAATATTGACCGGGTAGGGGGTATGAAATCTCTGTGGATTTTTATATTGGACACCGGGCTGGGGTTCGTTACGCAAAAATCGGAAATCAAACGGGGTATTAACCCCTAAATCAAACAAGGAGTAAAAAGCGTGGCAAAAGACGGTACAAATCGCGGTGGAACGCGCATAGGTGCTGGAAGAAAACCGAAGCCAATGTTTGATAAAATCACCGAAGGAAAGGTGGAAACTAAGAAAAGAGCAGGCAATTCTGGATTACCAGAGCCTGCTCATTTTTCTGGCGTTGATGTTCCTCCGGTGAAAGATTATCTAAAAGCGAAACAGAAAAACGGAAAAGATATGTGCGCGGAAGCAGTGTTCAGGGAAACCTTCACCTGGTTGCAGGAAAAAGGGTGTGAGAAGCTGGTAAGTGTACAGCTCATCGAGCAGTATGCGATGAGCGTTTCGCGTTGGATTCAATGCGAAGAAGCAATTTCCGAGTTCGGCTTCCTGGCAAAGCACCCTACAACGGGCAACGCAATCGCCAGCCCTTATGTGCAAATGAGCCAGACCTATATGAAGCAGGTCAACCAAATCTGGTACCAAATCTACCAGGTGGTAAAGGACAACTGCTCGGCTGATTATGGCGGGGCAAACCCGCAGGACGATTTAATGGAAAGACTTCTCTCTGCGAGGAGAGGAAATTAATAAAGGAGCATTTTTCAATGAGATTATTTTCAACAGAACAGGTCAGCAAGTATCATCCGGATAAATATGCAGACCAGATTTCGGATGCAATCCTCACAGAGTGTTTGCGCCAAGACAAAAACAGCCATTGCGGAATTGAAACGCTGGTGAAGGACAATACGGTGGTTCTAAGCGGTGAAATCACTACCGCCGCCAAGCTCGATATTGATGCGATTGTTCGCCGCGTTGCCGGAAAGCTCGGCTACACGGTTGACAAGATTATAAACATAATCGGGAAGCAGTCTCAGGAAATCAATAAAGCGGTAGTTTCGGACGAGGAAATTGGCGCAGGTGATCAGGGAACTATGTTCGGTTACGCAACGCGCGAAACTGAAAGCAGACTTCCTTTCGGGTTTGACCTTGCAAATAAAATCATTGCCGCAATTGAAAAGGATGTCGAGGGTAATTCCGATACAATTTTCAAAGGCGATGCTAAAACTCAGGTGGTGGTTGACCTGGATGCAGAGCCGGGCTTCGGTTCCGTTCACAGCATTTTAGTTTCGGTTTGCCATAAGGAAGGTATAGAGCTGGAAGCGGTCAAGGAAAAAGTAACGGACTTGATTGCCGGCATCTTCGGTGAACAGCCGCTTCCGGAACTTATTATCAATCCGTCCGGGTTATGGACGGTCGGTGGGGCAACGGCGGACTGCGGGCTTACCGGCAGAAAGATTGTCTGCGACCAGTACGGCGGTTATTGTGCAGTTGGCGGCGGTGCCTTTTCCGGCAAAGACCCCTCAAAGGTTGACCGCTCGGCATCGTATATGGCGCGGTGGATAGCTTGCCACTTGCTTGAAGTACACGACCTGAAGTGGTGCGAAGTCCAGCTCGGTTATGCTATCGGCGTTGCTCAGCCCATTTCCGTTTGTGTGAAAAACGATAGAGACTTGGACCTTGCGGACGAGGTGCGCGAGAACTACCCGCTCACCCCGCGCGGAATCATCAACAAACTTTGCCTTGCAGAAAAAGACTATGAAAAGTTGGCAGAGGGCTGCCATTACCGGGAGGCACTTTTATAATGGCGAAGACAACTACAGATTTTCAGTTGGTATCAATTTCAAAGCTGGTACCTTATGTGAATAACGCCCGTACCCACTCGCCGGAACAGATTAACAAACTCCGCGCCAGCTTGCGCGAGTTCGGGTTTATTAATCCCGTGATTATAGACCGGGAGTTCGGCATCATTGCCGGACACGGGCGCGTTATGGCGGCGAGGGAGGAAGGTATCGCGGAAGTTCCGTGCGTATTCGTTGACCACCTCACCGAAGCACAAAAGAAAGCATATATCCTGGCAGATAACCGTATGGCAATGGATGCCGGGTGGGATGAAGAACTTTTGCGCGTCGAAATTGAAGCCTTGCAAGGTGCGGACTTCGATGTCGGGTTGACCGGGTTTGACGATAAGGAAATCGCGGACCTGTTCAAGACTGATTCGGGCAAGGTTGAAGATGACGATTTCGACTTAACCGCCGCCCTCGAAAAAGCCTCTTTCGTTGAGGAAGATGATGTCTGGGTTGTGGGCAAGCACCGTCTCATCTGCGGTGATGCTACTAACCCGGACCACGTTGCCAAACTTATGGATGGTAAACGCGCAAACCTCATTCTTACAGACCCGCCCTACGGTGTATCTTTCAAAAGCAAGAGCGGACTTACAATCAAGAATGACAGCATGAAGAACGAGGAGTTCTATGAGTTCCTGAAAAGCGCCTTCGTCAATATGGCGGCGCATTTGGAACAGGGCGGTTCCGCTTATGTATTCCACGCCGACACCGAAGGTTTAAACTTCCGTCAGGCGTTTATCGATGCCGGATTCCACCTTGCCGGATGCTGCATCTGGGTAAAGGACAGCCTGGTTCTGGGACGGAGCGATTATCAGTGGCAGCACGAGCCGGTTCTTTACGGCTTCCTGAAAAACGGCAAGCATAGCTGGTATTCCGACCGCAAACAAACAACCATCTGGAACTTTAAAAAGCCTAAGCGCAACGAGAACCATCCTACCAGTAAGCCGCTCGACCTGCTGAGTTATCCTCTTGGGAACTCATCGCAGGAAAACGCAATCGTGGTGGATACCTTCGGCGGGAGTGGTTCCACGCTTATGGCTTGCGAAGCAATGAACCGCATTTGCTATACGATGGAACTCGATCCGAAGTACGCATCGGTTATCCTTCGCCGCTATGTGGAGGACACCGGCGATGCAGAGGGAGTTTATTGTGTGCGCAGCGAAAAGCAAATACCTTATTCCGAACTTGTAAAGGAGCTGGAAACCAAAGTTGAATAAGCCTGAATATCATATCGTAAGTCTTTCGGGTGGGAAGGACTCAACGGCTATGCTCTTAATGATGCTTGAAAAGGGGATGCAGATTGACTGCATCCTCTTTTGCGATACCGGCTTGGAATTTCCGGGAATGTACGAACACCTGGAAAAGCTCGAAAAGTATATAGGCAGACCTATAACGCGAGTGCGTGCCGATAAGGATTTCGAGTACCTATTTAAAGACCATAAAATCGCAGGGGGAAGAAGTCAAACCTTCATCGAGCAATACAGTGAAGGACACAACGGCTATGGTTGGGCAGGTCCCAAGATGCGGTGGTGTACATCTAAGCTGAAAGACCACCCTCGTGAAAAGTTCCTGAGCAACTTGCGAAAGGACTATGACCTCATAGAGTATGTTGGGTTGGCAGCGGATGAGGGCTACCGCCTGGAACGGAAAGCAAACCAACGTGAGAACTGCCGGCACCCGCTGGTTGAGTGGGGTATAACCGAAGCTCAATGCCTGCAGTATTGCTATGATCATGGTTTTGACTGGGGCGGTCTGTATCAATATTTCAAGCGGGTATCTTGCTGGTGCTGCCCTTTGCAGAGCCTTTCCGAACTTCGTAAACTTTACCGGTTCTTCCCTGAACTCTGGGCAAAGCTGAAATATTGGGACAGTTGTACTTGGCGCAAGTTCCGGGCGGACTATTCTGTTGTGGAACTTGAGGTCCGCTTCCGGCTTGAAGAAGAATGGGAGCAAGCAGGAAAAAAATAACAAGCCGGGCTTTCTTCGAGGAGTTGAAAACCCGCATTAACAAATTAAAAAAGTAACAATGTAAAAAAAAGAAAAAAGCAAAAAAAGTTTTTCATTATCGGCAAAATTCAGTGGATATTATTTCCGGTTAGAGCTAATATGCGTGTACCAAAAAAACAAAGGAGGCATTCTATGCATTTCAACGAAGAAACTTTGAAAAGGCTGAGGGAAAGATTTCCTGAAGGCGCACGGGTAAGGCTCACGGCAATGTCTGACAGGTTTGCGCCGCCTATTGGAACACTGGGAACGGTGATGTCGGTTGATGACATCGGGACCATTCACGTTGCGTGGGACAACGGTTCCACGCTTGGCGTAGTATACGGCGAGGACCACTGCGAAAGAGTGGACTGAAAGGCTGGTGTGCTGATGGGGAAGTTCAATTTTCATTTCGAAGCCGGAAGCGGCAGAGCGAAATCTGACATTGTGATTTATTCCTGCGGTGGCGTTTATGTAAGCAAGACCGCAAGAGCGCGATTTAATCTTGATGGAGTTGGGTTAAGGTGGGGCGAAGATAAATCGCAACATATCCTGGCACTTCGAAAGGATAAAAACGCAAAGCAAATCAAGGTGGGGAAAGGTCCCAACTTCCGCTGCCCGGCAGAGATTGCACGGTGCTACGAAGGAAGGTATAACCTTATGGAAGAGGAAGGCGTTCTGGTTTTGTATCAGGTAAAAAATGAGGAAAGCGAGGCTTAAATTCTGGTTCATAAAAGGTGCTGAAAGTCAAGAGAATTTGCGAAAATAAATATAAATTTATATTTAAAAATTCTTCGATTATCGCTTGATATATGTGTGTTTTAGAGCGAATATACACGTACAAAAAACGAAGGGCAGCAGCCCACGGAGGATTAAAAATGAAAGCAAACATCGAACAGCAAATCAGCAAAATGAAGGAACAGACCATCGGGGTTGAAGTTGAAATGAACAGCATCAGCCGCGAGAAGGCAGCAAAGAAGATAGCCGAGTATTTCGGCACGACAGCCTGGTACGCAGCCCGCGAATACGGATACAGCTCCTGGGCTTGCAAAGACCAGCAAGGCAGGGTTTGGAAATTCCAGAGAGACGGAAGCATCGCCGGACCGGACGAAGAAAAATGCGAAATGGTAACGCCGATCCTGACCTACGCGGACATGGACACCTTGCAGGAAATCATTAGAATTCTTCGCAAGAACGGCGCGAAGAGCGACTCAACCCGCGGCTGCGGAGTTCACATCCACATTGGTGCGAATGGACACACGCCTCAAACGCTCCGAACCCTGGCGAACATAATGGCAAGCCACGAGAGCCTGCTTTCCGAAGCGCTCAACATTTCAAGCTCCAGAATCAGAAGCTATTGCAGAACGGTTGATACCCGCTTCCTTACCGAAGTAAATCGCAAGAAGCCCACCACGATGGCAGCCTTCGCAGACATCTGGTACAAGAGCCACAATGCAACCTGGGGCAGAACCGACCATTATAACGATAGCCGCTACCACATGCTGAACTACCACGCAACCTTCACAAAAGGCACGATTGAATTCAGACTTTTCCAATTTGATGCACCTGCAAACGGCAAGCAGAATGGGCTTCACGCCGGACAGCTCAAGAGCTACATTCAGCTTTGCCTGGCGCTTTCACAACTCGCAAAAGAGCTGAGAACCGCAAGCAGCAAACCCCAGCAGCACGAGAACCCGAAATACGCGATGAGAACCTGGTTGCTTAGACTCGGCTTCATAGGCGAGGAATTTAAAACCGCAAGAGAGTTCTTAACGAAGCGCCTTTCAGGGGATGCAGCCTTCCGCAACGGAAGAGTAGCGTAAGGAGGTAGACGGTAATGAAAAAGTATTATTTGGCATACGGCAGCAACTTAAATAAAGGGCAGATGCAGATGCGATGCCCAGGTGCGGTTCCGGTTGGGACCGCAGAAATCAAAGGATACCAGCTCCTGTTCAAAGGCAGCAGGACGGGTTCCTACCTGACGATTGAACAGAAGAAAGGTGCGGTGGTCCCGGTAGGAGTTTGGGAAGTTGACCGCTTCCACGAGCATCGGTTAGACATTTACGAAGGGTATCCTTCCTTCTACTACAAGAGAAAAGTTAAGGTTACCCTGAAGGAAACACAGCAGGAAATTGAAGCATTCGTTTACATCATGCATGAGGACCGTCCGCTTGGGATACCATCCAATTTCTATGTGGAGGTATGCAAAAACGGCTATGATGATTTCGGATTTGATAAAAAATATTTACGCGCAGCAATCAAAGCAAGCGTAGGAGGTATGTAAAATGGAAACACCTGAAAAAACGTTACGAATTTGCCCGAAATGCGGAAATGAATACCGCGGAAGACCGGCGCTGTCCAGAGAGGATAACGCTACGGCTATTTGCCCGGATTGCGGTACGCGAGAGGCGCTGATTTCAATGGGAATCAGCGTGGAAGAACAGGACAAAATCATCGATGTAATCCATCAAAATTTCCCGCAAAGATAAATAAATATTTCTTTATAATTCTTCGCAAATACGCTTGATAATTATTCGTTTTAGAGCGAATATACACATACCAAATCGGGCAGCAAGCCCACTAAGGAGGAAGGTATGACCGTAGAAACCTTGAAAGAGCGTATTGCGAACGCGCAGAAGAAAATCGCAACCATGCAGGGAACCATTGAGAAGAAGCTAAACATAATTGAAAAGAAGAAGCAGAAGCTCATAAAGCTCGGAGTTGCAGACCCGGACAGCAAAACAGTTGACGATGTTCGTAGCACTGGAAACACCGAAGCGATGTGGCTGATGTGCGATATTAAGTACCTGAAGGAAGACATCCAAAGGGGAAAGCGTGAGATTGAAGAAACAGAGCTAACGTTGAAAAAGTACGAAAAGCAGCTAACGGGCGAGCTTGAACAGGAAGCGGTGCTTCGGGAAATACCGGAGGTGCTGAAGAAGCTCCGAGACGAGCTGGTTGCCCGGTGGGATGCTTGGGACCTGGAACGTAAAGCGAGGTATTGGAAAGACCGCCGTGAAATGGAGTGGGATGCATTCCGGAAGAAATACAAGTACGCAGACACCAGGTTCGCAGAACAGTCGGATGAACAGATTCACAAGAGCAACATTCGTGATGCGGAATTTTTAATCTTTGACCTGGTACGAAGGGTTCAGGCAATAACCGGCGAAATAACGAGCTGGGCGAACATCAGAGCTACGCAAGGCACACAAGGGTTCACGGTCCTGAACGGCATCGTAATTGGCAAGGAAGGCAGGGCAGAAATCGAGAGCATACTTGCCGGAGGATACAACATCCAAAGGCTGCACATCAGGGTTCTGGTAAAAGAGTATAAATGATTAATTGCCCCCTGAATATGCCGCAGAAAACCACCTTTTCGGGGGTGGTTTTTATCGTAAAAATAAATAAATAAATCTTCAAAATAGTGCCTCAAATCGCTGGATATATATCTTTTTTAGAGTTAATATACACCTACAAAAAGCAAAGGAGACACCACCATGACAGAAGCATACGCAAGGGAAAAAGCAGAAATTTTAGTAAGGGACCACAACCATTACAAGAAGTACGGAGACAAAGCAGCTTGCGCCGATTACAAAATGGCACTTGACCTTTTGATTTACTCGGCAGCCAGAATCGGATGCAAGATTTCCTACACAACTTCCAAGAACGGAATGCTCAGCCTGGTAGGTTAAGGAGGAAAGAAAAATGGCGAAGATTTATGAAACGAGAGAAGCAGCAAGAGAAGCATGCGAAATTTACGGCACAACGGCTTGCAACCGCGCAGCAGACGCGATTGCCTTGGCGGACGCGGGTGAAGCCGGCAGAGCTTGGAACAGGGCGGACGAAGCGCAAATGAACGCGGAAGCGGCAATGAAAGCGCACGATGAACTTTGGGAACTTTCCAAGCACAGATTAACCAAGAAGGAACGCGAGGCTTTCGAGCTTGCAGAACTTGGCGAAGGAAAAGCAATCAAAGCAGCGCAGGCTTGCGCAACAGCGGTTGAAAAAATTCAAGCCGCATTCGATGCAGAAAGAAAGGGGGCGAAAGCATGAGAAAGCCAATAACCTTAAACGAGTACATTGCAAGCCTACAGAAGATAGCGGAAGCGCATGGCAACGATGAATTGATTTCCATCGGAGCCTGCTGCGGCGAGTTTAACGGAATGACATCCCCTTTCTCGCTTCGCATGGTGAGAAACGGAAAACAGCTATGCTGCTACGTTCCCGCATACAAGGAAGTACAGCCGGAGGTCGGGGTTCTCAGGAAGGATGGCAGACTTCAAATCGCGGGCGGGACATTCCACTTCTGGGTTAAGCGCCACGAGGAATGCTCAGAATTCGGAATTGATGGCGGCAGGATTTCCAAGCTGACCATTACCAATGAAGGAACGGGGCGCGAGGTTGTAAACTATGACAGGGGCTGGGACATCGAACCCAAGACGAAAGGCGCGAAGGCGGCGCTTGAATGGGTACTTCGGAACTTCGGTTGATAGGAGGTACGGCAATGGAAAAACTTACGGATGTTTTGAAAGAGCTGAAAGACCAGAAGGTCGCAATCGTTGAAAAGGGCGAATTGCAATGGACCGGGTTGGCGCAGGACTTTCCTACCTACTATTACGATACCAGAAATGTGGTTAACCGAAGGCAAGCCGAGTTTAACCTGAACATAACAATCCTGGAATTGGATTGATAAAAAAATAAAACTGAAAACAACCAGCAGCTCCCGATGGGGCTGTTGCTCGTATAGGACCTTTAGAGGTCTTTTTTTATTGCCGAAAAAAGGAGGTGAGAAGTTGCGAAAACTGAAAAAGTACGTACCGACCAAGTTCATGGCAAAGGACTCGCACTATGATAAAGCGGCGGCGGATTACGCTGTAAATTTCATAGAGTGCCTGTGCCACACAAAAGGAACGTGGGCGGGGAAGCCGTTTGAACTTATAGATTGGCAGGAACAGATAATCCGTGATGTTTTTGGAGTTATTAAACCGAATGGGTATCGACAATTCAACACGGCATACATTGAAATTCCGAAGAAGCAGGGCAAGTCGGAGTTGGCGGCGGCGGTCGCGCTTTTACTTACCTGCGGTGATTTCGAAGAACGTGCAGAGGTTTATGGCTGCGCAGCGGACCGGCAGCAAGCCAGCATTGTTTTTGAAGTGGCGGCGGATATGGTTCGTATGTGTCCGGCGCTCAACCGGCGAGTAAAAATTCTGGCGGCAACAAAGCGTATTGTTTACCTGCCTACGAACAGTTTCTATCAGGTGTTGTCAGCAGAAGCCTACAGTAAACACGGCTTTAATATACACGGCGTGGTGTTTGACGAACTGCACACGCAACCCAACCGGAAGCTGTTTGATGTTATGACCAAAGGCTCAGGTGATGCGAGAATGCAGCCGCTTTACTTTTTGATCACCACAGCCGGAACCGATACACATTCCATCTGCTATGAAACGCATCAAAAGGCAAAGGATATCCTGGCGGGAAGGAAGCACGATACAACCTTCTACCCGGTTATTTACGGTGCAGAAGAAGATGACGATTGGACCGATCCGAAGGTGTGGAAGAAGGCGAATCCATCTCTCGGAATTACTGTGGGGTTTGATAAGGTGCAGGCAGCTTGCAATTCGGCAAAGCAAAACCCGGCAGAAGAAAACTCATTTCGGCAGCTTCGCTTGAACCAATGGGTAAAGCAAGCGGTGCGCTGGATGCCGATGGATAAATGGGAAAAGTGCAAAGCGGTAATTGATGAAGACGAGCTTGAAGGTCGGGTTTGCTACGGCGGGCTGGACCTATCTTCGACTTCGGATATTACGGCGTTTGTGCTGGTGTTCCCGCCTACCGATGACGATGACCGGTACATCGTTCTTCCGTATTTCTGGATACCGGAGGACAACATAACTACGCGCGTAAATAAGGACCACGTTCCGTATGACATTTGGGAGCGGCAGGGCTTTCTGGAAACTACCGAAGGTAACGTTGTGCATTACGGCTACATTGAAAAATTTATCGAGCGGCTGGGTGAGCGATTTAATATCCGCGAGATTGCCTTCGACCGTTGGGGTGCAGTGCAGATGGTTCAAAACCTGGAAGGAATGGGTTTCACGGTGGTTCCTTTTGGGCAGGGGTTTAAAGATATGTCCCCACCTACGAAAGAGCTGATGAAGCTGGTTCTGGAACAGAAGATTGCGCATAGCGGACACCCGGTGCTTCACTGGATGATGGATAACGTGTGTGCGAGAACCGATCCGGCAGGAAACATAAAAATGGATAAAGAAAAATCAACTGAAAAAATAGACGGTGCTGTGGCTACTGTTATGGCGCTGGACCGCGCAATAAGGTGCGGTAACGATGCTTCGGAGTCTGTGTACGACAGCCGGGGCATTTTGTTTTTATAGGAGGTAGGCAATGGGTATATTTTCACGATTATTTCGGGCGAGAGATAAACCCCAGAATAAAACGGTAGGTAGCAGCTTCTCGTTTCTGATGGGTGGTTCTACGAGCGGGAAGTCGGTAACTGAACGTTCCTCAATGCAAATGACCGCAGTATATGCTTGCGTGAGAATACTTTCGGAGGCAATTGCGGGTTTGCCTTTGCACCTTTACCGCTATAAGGAAGGTGGTGGAAAGGAACAAGCGGTTGACACAAACCTCTACCGACTTTTGCATGATGAGCCTAATCCGGAAATGACGAGTTTCGTTTTCAGGGAAACCTTGATGACTCACCTGCTGCTTTGGGGTAATGCTTACGCGCAAATCATCCGAAATGGCAAGGGTGAGGTTATTGCTTTGTACCCGTTGATGCCTAATAAGATGAGCGTGGACCGAGACGAAAAAGGGCAGTTATATTACACATATTCGCGGGCGAATGAGGAAGCGGCTACGATGACGGGAAACACCGTAATCTTGAAACCAAGCGATGTGTTACACATTCCCGGACTTGGCTTTGACGGTTTGGTGGGATATAGCCCTATAGCTATGGCGAAAAACGCAATCGGCATGGCAATCGCGTGCGAGGAATTCGGTGCGAAGTTCTTCGCAAACGGTGCTGCGCCGAGCGGGGTTCTGGAGCATCCCGGAACCATAAAAGACCCGGCTAAAGTGCGCGACAGTTGGAACTCAACTTTTGGCGGCTCAGCAAATTCCGGAAAGGTGGCAGTGTTAGAAGAGGGGATGAAATACACCCCGATATCTATCTCACCAGAACAGGCGCAATTCCTTGAAACTCGGAAATTTCAAATTAACGAAATAGCTCGAATTTTCAGAGTTCCTCCGCATATGGTTGGGGACCTTGAGAAATCGAGCTTTTCCAATATTGAGCAGCAGTCGCTGGAATTTGTAAAGTACACCCTTGAACCGTGGGTGGTGCGTTGGGAACAGGCGCTTTCAAGAGCGCTGCTATCCGCAACAGAGAAACCCACATACTTTTTCAAGTTCAACCTTGAGGGGTTGCTTCGCGGTGATTATCAAAGCCGTATGACCGGCTACGCAACCGCGCGACAGAACGGGTGGATGTCTGCAAACGATATCCGCGAACTTGAAAACTTGGACCGCATTCCCGCAGAGGAGGGCGGCGATTTGTATTTAATCAACGGCAACATGCTCCCGTTAAATAAGGCGGGTGCTTATGCAGAAAAAGGAAAGGAGGACAAAACAGACAATGAAGAAAGCACAAGCGAGGAAGTTCTGGACGTGGAAAAATCAAGCGGAAGCGGACGGAAAACCCGCCGAAAGAGTTCTTGAACTCTACGGCACGATTGCGGAAGAGAGCTGGTTCGATGATGATGTCACCCCGCAGATGTTCAGAGATGAACTGAACGCAGGCGAAGGGGACATCACTGTTTGGATTAACTCGCCTGGCGGTGACTGCATTGCAGCAAGCCAGATTTATTCGATGCTTATGGATTACAAGGGCAACGTAACCGTGAAGATAGACGGTATCGCGGCATCGGCGGCATCGGTAATCGCAATGGCGGGAACCAAGGTTCTTATGGCACCTACGGCGTTAATTATGATTCACAATCCTGCAACGGCGGCGTTCGGTGACCACGAGGATATGAAGAAGGCAATTGAAATGCTGGACGAAGTAAAGGAAAGTATCATAAACGCCTACGAAATCAAGACCAACCAGTCCCGCGCAAAACTCTCGCACCTTATGGATGCGGAAACCTGGATGAACGCAAATAAAGCGATAGAGCTTGGGTTCGCGGATGACATCCTGACGGACGAAAAGCTGGCAGTGGATGTGCCTGCGTATGCCTTTTCCGGCAGAGCGGTGGAAACGCAGCTTTTCAACAAGATAACCGCCAAGGCAAAAACCAAAGCTCCGAAAGAACCGGAGGTGCCGGAAGCGGCTGAGGGTAAGCAGCCCTCGAAAACCGGGCGTTCCGTTGACGAGCTAATGGAACGGCTCAACCTTATGAAATATTAAAATTGGAGGAATAAAAAATGACTATTTTGGAACTGCGTGAAAAACGCGCAAAAGCATGGGAATCCGCAAAGGCATTCCTTGACTCGCACAGAACCGGTGATGGCACGCTCTCGGCAGAGGACGATGCAATCTACACGCGCATGGAAAACGACATCAGCGCACTGGGCAAAGAAATCGCCCGTATGGAAAGAGCAGAGGCTCTTGAAAACGAACTCAACAAACCCGTAAACGCGCCTCTTACGGCGAAACCCGAAGCGCCCAAGGCGGACATGAAAACCGGCAGGGCAACGGATGCGTACAAGAGAGCATTCTGGGACCACGCAAGAAGGCGCGACAGCATCGAAGTAAGAAATGCACTGAGCATCGGCTCGGATACCGAGGGTGGCTTCCTTGTTCCGGACGAATTTGAGAACACTCTCATTACGGCATTGAACGATGAAAATATCATCCGTAAGTTCGCGCACATCTTTACCACTTCGAGCGGCGCACACAAAATCCCCGTGGTATCGCAGCGCGGCACCGCATCTTGGATTGACGAAGCCGGCTCGATTACCGAGAGCGATGATGTCTTCGGACAGCAGCTCATCGGCGCACACAAGGTCGGAACCCTCATCAAAGTTTCCGAAGAACTTCTTTCGGACTCGGCGTTCAACCTCGAATCCTATTTCACGAGCGAATTCGCGCGTAGAATCGGTAACGCGGAAGAAGAGGCGTTTCTCACAGGCAATGGCACTGGTAAGCCTACCGGCATTTTCAACGCCACAGGAGGCGCAGAAATCGGCGTAACGGCGGCTGCGGCGAACACCATCACGGCGGACGAACTCATCGACCTGTTCTATTCGCTTAAGGCACCCTATCGCAAAAACGCAATCTGGATTCTTAACGATTCCACGGTTAAAATCATCCGCAAGCTCAAGGACTCCAACGGTCAGTACCTGTGGCAGCCCGCATTGCGTGACGGTGAGTTCGATACCATTCTCGGTAAGCGCATCTTCACTACGCCTTTCGCGCCGGAAGCGGCGGCGGGTGCAAAGACGATTGCGTTCGGTGATTTTTCGTATTACTGGATAGGAGACCGTCAGGGCGTATCGTTTAAGCGTTTGAACGAGCGTTATGCGGAAACCGGTCAGGTAGGTTTCCTCGCAACCAAGCGCGTGGACGGCAAACTCATCCTTCCCGAAGCAATCAAGGTGCTTCAGCACAAGGCTGCGGCGAAGGCGTAATTTAAAAAGGAGCGCGGCAGTGATGAATAACCTGTTAGAGAAAGTTAAAGGGAACTTAATCCTTGCGCATGACGAAGACGATAAGCTCTTGGAAGGCTACATTGCTGCCGCCGTTTCCTACGCTGAAAAATACCAGCATATTCAAGACGGGTACTATCGGGAAAACGTAATGTCTGCTTCAACCGAGCAGGCGGTAATAATGCTTGCCAGCCATTTCTACGAAAGTAGGGATGGCTCGACAGGCGGTTTCTTCGGGGACAATGTTCAGGCGGGGCAGCAAGTATGGAACACAGTCAATCTGCTTTTAAGGTTGGACCGAGAGTGGAAGGTTTGAAATGAGCTACGGAAAAATGAATAAGTTTGCGGAAATAGTCCGCACGCACAAGTTTAAAGATAAAGAAGGGTTTGTAAAACAGGGAGAGCATATTCTCGCATCAGTCCGGGTTTATCAGGAAGGAAAGCACGGCTCAGAACGTTGGGCGAACCTTGCATCTTTTTCCGTTGCAACTGACCTTTTCCGGTTCAGGCGCATTCCTCGCGTAAAGATTACCACGCACGATTTTATCGTATGTGAAGGAAAGCGGTACGAGATAGTGTCCGTTGAAGATGTGAAAGGCAAGGGCATGTACACCGAGATACTTGCAAAGGTGAGCGAGGGAGATGAATGGCTAAGACAACGATAAAAATGCCAGACGATTTCCTGATGAAACTTTCGAAGCTCGGAAGCCGGACAGATGAGATTGCGGAAAAAGCATTGAAGGCTGGTGGCGAGATAATTCTTTCTAAAACGAAGAGTAATTTACAGGCAGTCGTTGGCAAAGATACAAAGGTTAAAAGCAGGTCCACAGGTGAGCTTGCTTCCGCGTTAGGACTTACCGGCGTGCGACAGGATCGTAACGGAAACAGCAACATAAAGCTGGGTTTTTCGGAACCGCGTAAAGGCGGCGAGAGCAACGCTAAAATCGCCAACATCCTCGAATACGGACGGGTGGGGCAACCGCCCAAGCCTTTCCTTAAACCCGCCACAAACGCCTGTAAAGGTGCTGTGGTGCAAAAAATGACGGACACTTTGGACCAGGAGATTAAAAAGCTATGAGTATACTCGAAGAATTGCACTCCGTGCTTGGGAAAGTTAAGGTACCTATCGAAACGGGGATATTTACCGGCAAAGCACCTGGTGAGTATTTGGTGGTAACACCTCTTTCGGATAACTTCGCACTTCACGCAGATAATGCGCCGGGGACCGAGGTTTCCGAAGCGCGTATTTCCATTTTTACCGTATCGAACTATACCCGGTTAAAACGCCGTATTACAAGTGCGCTTTTGAAAGCGGACTTCACTGTTACGGACCGAAGGTATCTCGGTTTTGATACCGAAACGAACTATCATGGTTATTCCATTGATGTTCAAAAAAACTACGAATTGGAGGATTAAAAATTATGGCAACAATTGGACTTGACAAACTCTTTTATGCCGATATTACCGAAGATGAAAACGGCAACGAAGCCTACGGAAAACCGAAGCAACTCGCAAAGGCAATCTCGGCAGATTTGTCGGTTGAACTTAATGAAGCAACGCTGTACGCGGATGACGGTCAAGCGGAGGCGGTCAAGGAATTTAAAGGTGGAACGCTCTCGCTTGGCGTTGACGATATAGGTCACGTAGTAGCGGCAGACCTTGTCGGTGCAAAGCTCGATAAAAACGGTGTGCTTGTTTCGGGTTCGGAAGATACTTCGAAGTATGTGGCTATCGGTTTCAGAGCGAAGAAAGCGAACGGTAAGTACAAGTATTACTGGTTGTACAGAGTTCTGTTCGGTGTTCCCGCCACGAACCTGGCAACCAAGGGCGATTCAATTTCGTTCCAGACACCGACCATCGAAGGCAGCATTTTCCGCAGGAATAAACTTGACGGAAATAAAAACCATCCCTGGAAAGCGGAGGTTACGGAAACGAGCGAGAATGCTGTGGTTATTAACAAATGGTATGACGAGGTGTATGAACCGAGTTATGAAACATCCACGACAGACAGCGAAGCAAGCAGCGAAGAAGCCGCACATTACGAAGCCAAAGCCAATGAGAATGGCGGTACGGAAACGACAACTGAAATGGATAACTTAGGTAGCGGCGGTTATATCGATGAGCCTGAACGGGTATCGGTAGAGATAGATGATACGGATGTTCCTCTGGGTCTCGGCGGAATACCCGAACCGGAAAGAAACGATGAGGAAGAGACAGACAATACATCTACTACAACCACGCGCAGTCATAGTGGCGGAGGAGGCAACTGATGGATGAGAGAGCAGTAAGTATTAACATAGGAGGCAAGGATTATGAACTCATCCTTACAACCAGAGCAACAAAGGCAATCGCAAGTCGTTACGGCGGTTTAGAGAACCTTGGCGAAAAGCTGATGAAGAGCGAGAACTTCGAGCAGGCACTTGACGAAGTTGTATGGCTTATAGTTACGCTTGCAAACCAGTCGGTTCAGATTTTCAACCTTCGCAATAAGGGAAGCGAAAAGCCGCTTCTTACAGCGGAGGAGGTAGAACTTTTAACTATTCCCACAGATTTGGCAACCTACAAGGATGCAATTACGGAATGTTTATTTAAAGGAACAAAGCGCAACGTGGAGAGTGAAGAATCAAAAAACGCAGTGGGCGGGTAAACGATGACGAGTTGTTTACCCGTCTGCTTTATTACGGGTTAGCGCATTTGCACTTAACGCAAGACGAAATTTGGCTGATGCCTTTCGGCTTACTGCTGGATTTGTGGGAATGTCATAAACAGTTCCACGGGATAAGTAAAGCGAAGGTGGAGGTCTTCATCGACGATATTATCCCAGATGGTATATGACATAAATAGACAAAAACGATACATAAATAGCTTTTGATTTTCGCATAAGTAATTGACTTTGCCCTTAAAATATGCTATTATTTAAGGGTAAAGGAGTATCGTATGAAAGAGTTTTGCTATGCAGGATTAAAAAACAAGCAGTGGGATTCTGAAATTTTGGGGTATATTGCTCAGATTTATCAGGAAAAAGGGAAGCAAGAACTTTATTTAAAACAGAAACCTGCGGATCTTGATGTACTTGTCGAAATTGCAAAGGTGCAGAGTACTGAAGCATCAAATGAAATTGAAGGCATAAGAACAACAAATACGAGATTAAAACAGCTTGTTCAGGATAAAACCACGCCGAGAAACCGCGATGAAAAGGAAATAGCAGGTTATAGGGATGCACTAAATATTATTCATGAGAATTTTGAGTCGATACCGATAACGCCGAATTTTATTTTACAATTGCATAAAATTCTTTTAAGCCACGCTGAAACCGGAATGGACGGAAAATATAAGAATGTTCAAAATTATATAAGCGCAACAGACAGCAATGGAAGGACGTACACATTGTTTACGCCACTTTCACCGTTTGAAACACCGATAGCAATGCAAACGCTGTGTGAAGAATTTAATAGGACATTGGGAAGTGGAGACGTTGACCCGCTCATACTCATACCTATTTTTATTCATGATTTTTTGTGTATTCACCCGTTTCTTGACGGTAATGGAAGGATGTCTCGACTTTTAACAACATTACTTTTGTATCGTTCAGGGTTTTATGTCGGGAAATACATTTCCTTGGAAGCAAAAATTGCGAAGCACAAGGATTTATATTATGACGCACTCCAAGCAAGCCAGGATGGTTGGCATGATAATTGCGATAATCCGTTGCCGTTTGTAAAATACTTGCTGGGTATAATAGTTTCAGCTTATCGAGATTTTGAACAGCGAATGGAAATTGTAAGTGAAAAAATTCCTGCGAAAGAAATGGTACGTAAAGCAATACAATGCAAGATAGGCAAATTTACTAAACAGGAAATAAAAGAATTGTGTCCAACATTAAGTGTAAGCTCTATTGAAGCTGCGTTCCGTGAGCTTATAAGTGAAGGCGATATTGAACGTAAAGGTATAGGGCGTTCAGTGTATTACATCAGATTAAAATATTGATTTTGTAATTTATTAAAAATATTAGAAGAGCATCTATCCCCAAGGGTAGGTGCTTTTCTTATGCAAAAAAAACAAGGAGGCAAGCAAAATGGCAGATAATTTCGGATTGAAGATAGGGCTTGAAGGCGAGAAAGAATTCAAGAAAGCGCTGTCGGAAATCAATCAGTCATTTAAGGTGCTTGGCTCCGAAATGAAGCTGGTTGATTCGCAGTTCGATAAAAATGACCAGTCGGTTGCTGCGCTTACGGCTCGGAACGAAGTTCTGGAAAAGTCTATCGAAGCGCAAAAATCAAAAATTGAAACATTGCGCTCCGCGCTTTCAAGCGCGGCATCGTCCTTTGGTGAAACGGACAAACGAACTCAGGCTTGGCAAGTTCAGTTAAACAATGCACAAGCCGAACTTAACGGAATGGAAAAAGAGCTTAAACAAAACCAAACAGCTCTTAAGTCCACCAGTTCGGGAATGGATGATGCGAAGAAGTCAGCCGATAAAATGGGTGATGAAATTGAGGATGCAGGCAAACAAGCCGAAAAATCCTCGCCCAAGATGGAAGCTCTCGGCAGTGTATGCAAAGGTGTAGCTGGGGCTATCACTGCTGCGTTCGCTGCCGTTTCTGCTGCCGCCATCGCCGCGGGTAAAGCATTGGTGGATATGACGAAGGAAGGCGCGGCGTATGCAGATAACGTTCTCACCGAATCAACCGTAACCGGCATTGCAACAGACAAACTTCAAGAGTACATGTATGCCGCCGAACTCGTAGATGTTTCGGTTGAAACGTTGACGAAGTCGATGGCAAAAAACATCAAATCAATGAAGTCGGCGGCAGACGGTTCGAAAGCATATGAAGAAGCGTATGCGCAGCTTGGTGTTGCTGTTGTCGATGCGAACGGAGAGTTGCGCGATAGCGATACTGTGTATTGGGAATTAATCGATGCGCTTGGGAAAATCGAGAATGAAACCGAGCGAGATGCGATTGCAATGCAGGTGCTTGGCAAGTCCGCGCAAGAACTCAATCCGTTAATTGTCGCAGGTGCGGACCGAATGTCGGAGCTGGGGGAAGAAGCGCGAAAGGCAGGATATGTCCTGTCGGACGATACTCTTGCGGCTTACGGCGCATACGATGACCAACTTCAAAAACTGACCACGGGTGCGACTGCTGCGAAAAACTCTCTCGGTACTGTTTTGTTACCGATACTTACCGAGCTTTCTGGCGCAGGGGTTGACCTTCTGGGAGACTTCGCACGCGGCATTCAGGAATGCGGCGGTGATATCAGCAAGATGGCAAGTGTTATAAGCGAGATATTGCCGAAAGCACTAAATACCGTGATGAAGTATGTACCGCAAATTCTGGACTTGATTGTTTCGGTGGTTGGCTCAATCGGTAAAGCGATAGTAGACAACCTTCCTATGATAGTCACCGCCGTTTCTCAGATAATCTTTACGATATTAAACGGCTTAATTTCCGCGCTTCCGCAGATAGCGGACGGGGCGCTGCAGTTGGTATTGGCTTTGGTGGACGGTATAATCGACCAGTTGCCGATGCTGATTGATGTTGCGTTGAAAGTAATTGAAACGCTTGTCGCAGGGTTAGCACAGGCACTTCCGAAGCTGATACCCGCAATCGTTCAGGTAGTTGTGCAAGTAGCGAAAACGCTTATAAACAATCTGCCTACAATCTTGAAAGCGGTGCTTGAACTCATAAAAGGCGTTGCAAAAGGAATACTTGACGCAATTCCTGTAATCATTAAAGCGCTGCCGGAAATTATAAAAGCAATAGTTTCTTTTATTCTCGGTGCAATACCGGAAATCATCGATGCAGGCATACAGCTTTTGACCTCACTTGTGGCTGCATTGCCAGAAATTATCCAGGCAATAGTTGAAGTCTTCCCTGAGATTATAAATGCAATAATTGAAGCGGTATTGGATGCGATTCCGCTGATAATTGATGCTGGCATAAAATTGCTTACCGCGCTTATTACAGCGCTGCCTGACATTATCGTTACAATAGTAGAGGCAATTCCGAAGATTATATCGAGTATAATCGATGCGGTTATTGGTGCGATTCCGTTGCTGATTGAAGCAGGCATTCAACTTTTGATTTCGTTGGTAGCAGCGTTGCCGCAAATTATAACAGCAATAGTAGAAGCTATTCCGAAAATTATCAACGGAATTATTGAAGCAATTCTCGGCTCAATTCCACAACTCATCCAAGCGGGTATTCAACTGTTTATGTCATTGATTGCGAACCTTCCTACAATCATCGTAGAACTTGTGAAGGCGGTTCCGCAAATCATAAAAGCGCTGGTCGATGGTTTCTCGCAAGGTATAAGCTCATTCGTTGAAATTGGCGCTAATTTGGTGCGCGGTCTTTGGGAAGGAATCAAGAGCCTTGCTGGTTGGATTTGGGATAAAGTTAGCAGTTGGGCGAAAGACCTCTGGAGCGGCATAAAGAATTTCTTCGGGATTCACTCACCGTCTAAAAAGATGGCATGGATTGGTGACATGATGATGGAGGGTTTGGCTGGCGGTATTGACGAGTCTGCGGGTGAAGTTATGGATTCGGCAATGGATATGACGCGGGATTTGAATTCCGTATTCAATGAACTTTCAGCCGACTTAGGCTCAGAACCGTTGCAGTTCGATGTTAGCAAAACTGTAAACGGCGTTCGGGATACGGCAGCAGGGGCTTCGGGTAGCATCACTATTCAGCTTAACATCGATAAATTCAACAACTATTCAAGCGAAGATATATCCGACCTAACCAATGAAATTATGGAAACGGCGGGTAATTTTATGAAGAGAAAAGGAGTAGTGTTCGCGTGATACAATTCACATACAATGGAATATCATCTGCGGATATGGGCGTCCGCATACAGTCAAAGAGCATATATTCGGCACCTAAGTTCGACATCAGCAGTGTTGCTATTCCTGGCAGGGACGGTGAGCTGTTGGTGCCGAGCGGTAGGTTTCCGAATGCGACAGTTTCTTATACCTGTTTTGTGCCGGCAAAAAGTATAGATGAGTTGGGCAAAAAGTTAACTGCAATTAAAGCGTGGCTTTATACGCAGCCTGACCGGTACCACATTTTGTCGGACAGCTACGACACACTGTTTTTTCGCAAAGCTGTTATAAGCAACAAGCTGGACATTGGTGAACAGTGCAGAAAGATTGGTACTTTTACGATAACATTTTCCTGCTATCCGTTCAGGTATTCGTTGGAAGGACAGCGGAAAATTGATAGCACAAATTCCATTACAATGATAAATCCGTATCCGTTTAACGCAAAGCCGTACATAAAAGTGAACGGCAGGGGCGAAGGAAGGCTCATAATTCAGTCGGAAGGTTCGAATAAAATTTGGATCTTCAAAACCTTAAACGGATATACAGAAGCGGACAGTGAGCAAATGAACTTTTATCACGATATGCAGTCTAAGAATGACACCGTGAGCGGGGATGGTTTTCCTATTCTGTACCCCGGTAGAAACGAGGTATCGTTTGAAGGCGCAATAACAAGTATCGAAATTATTCCAAGGTGGATGTGCTTATGATTCCTATTTTATTCAAAGCCGATGCCACCGACTTCAGTACCTATGGCATTGGCGCTCTTACTGAAGCTCTTACTTGTGAAGTAACAGAAGAGCGCAACGGCACTTTTGAGTGTAAAATAACCTACCCTTCAAGCGGGCGGCTTTACAGTGAAATCCTGAAGGACCGTATAATCAAGGCAAAGCCGAATGATACCAAGGCGGCGCAGGCATTCCGAATTTATAAAATTTCGCTGCCTATCAACGGAACGATTACGGTTTACGCGCAGCACATTTCCTATGACCTTTCAGGTATTGGAGTGCTACCGTTCGAGAAAAAGTCAACCACGCCGCAGCTTGCTATGGATTATATCCTCCAACACGCGACTCAGGCGCACAACTTCTCGTTCCAGACGGACTATTCGGTGGCAAAGGACTTTTCTGTGGATAAACCCAAGAGCATCAGAGCTTGCTTGGGAGGAGAGGAAGGGTCTGTGCTTTCGCTTTGGGGTGGCGAATTTGAATGGGACAACTTTGAAATCAAACATCACCAGGGGCGCGGGGAACACACCGATGTTGTTATTGAATACGGAAAAAACCTGACAAAATTTAATCATGAAAGCGAGGACACGGAGGTCTATACTTCGTTGCTGCCCTTTGCTTTTATGGATAGTGATGAAGACGGTCAAATATTGGTAACGCTTCCGGAGGTCTTACTCCCGGTGGAAGGTTCCGAGCTGCTGCATACAAAAACTTTATTTCTGGATTTAACCGAGTCATTTGAAGATGGAACGCTAATCACGGAAAATATGCTGCGGAATAAAGCGCTTTCGTATATTTCGAACCATTCACTTGCAGCATCGGTTCCTAACATAACCATCTCTTTCGAACCTCTCTGGCAGCAACCGGAATATACGGCAGTTTTGGAACGGCTCTCACTTTGTGATACGGTAACGATTAAACATTCGGTGCTGGGAGTGAAAGCAAAGGCAAAAGTTATCAAAACTGTTTATAACACTCTTTCAGAGAAGTATACCTCTGTGTCGCTCGGTTCGGCAAAAGGAAGTCTTCTGAGTTCAATTGAGCAGAGTACAACCGAGCTTGAAAAGGTGATGGAAAAAGCAAACGCGTCCGCGAATAAGGTGCCGATGCTTATTAACTCGGCTATCCGCCGTGCAACTGAGTTAATAACTGGGCAGACCGGCGGGTATGTGGTAATCCATACAAATGCGGAAACAGGGCAACCGTATGAGCTGTTGATTATGGATGCACCGAAAATTGAAGATGCGGTTAACATTTGGCGTTGGAACGTAAACGGTCTCGGCTTTTCAAGTAAGGGGTACAATGGACCCTATGACACGGCTATTACCGCAGATGGCAGAATAGTTGCAGATTTCATTTCTTCCGGAACGCTGGTGGCAAATATCATAAAAGCCGGTACGATTTCTTCCGTTGACGGTTCTTCGTTTTGGAACTTGGATACAGGTGAGGTGGTCATAAAAGCCTATGCAAAAATGGAAGCAGTCGAAAAGGTTCAAACGGAAGCAAATAACGCACAGAGTTCCGCAAACCAAGCACAGACTTCTGCGAATAAGGCACAGGCTTCTGCAGACAAAGCACAAACTACGGCGAATCAGGCGCAGACAGCAGTAGATGATTTGGCTTCAGATGTAGGTGTGCTTTCCGGCAATGTTGGTGCGCTTACCACAAGTGTTAAAACCGTAACTACAAAGCAGGCTTCGCTTGAAAGCAGCGTTGATGGTTTGACGAGTTCAGTTTCCGCTGTTACTACCAGAGTTACAACGGCAGAAGGAAAACTTGTCTCGGTGGAAGCAGCGGTCTCAACGTTGAAGCAAACTACCACCGAAATATCTGCGGAGGTTTCGAAGAAGGTTGATGAAACCTATGGAAGCAGCGCTTCAGCCTTTGGCTGGGTGTTGAAATCCACAGGCTTTTATGTGTATTCAAATGCAACCGCGGTAATGTCGATAACCAGTTCTGGACTCTCGGTTGTAGGTGCAATCGATGCGACCAGCGGCTCTATAGGAAATCTTACGATTGACGGTTATCTGTATTTCGGTGGAGACAAGTCATATTATATCAGCGCGAACTATAACGATGGAAACTATTACATAAGCCTTCCGGGGTTGAGAATAGATAAGGCTTCGACAGCAGTTTTCAGCGGAAAGCTCTCCGCGCCGAGTGGAACTATTGGCGGATTTACGATTTCAACCTCGTCTATTTACAAAAGCAAAACTTCATACAGTAATTCAACAGAAGGTGTCTATATAGGCACGGACGGTATTGGCTTGGGTGCGGGGACTTTTTATGTTACTGCCGCGGGTAAGCTCTACGCGACTAATGCGGAAATATCCGGGACGATAACGGCAACAAGTGGAACGATAGGTGGATTCACTATAAATTCGAGTAGCCTTACGAACGCAGGCGGCGGTTCTTCAATTCAAATTACAAGCGGGAACTATACGACTTATCTTGGAGCGAATACTTGTTATAGCAGATATCAGGAATCGGCAGGTTCAAGGGGCTGGTCTTTATCGCATAGCGCCATATCAATATCATCATATAATTCGAGCGTTTATTGCGGAATCAAGATAACGCCGACTTATTCAAAACGCTTAAGTACAAGTTCTTATTCCAGCACAACGGTTGCTGAAGGCTGTATTACTGCATTTTCTGAGCCTTCCTATAATGTCGATGGCGGCTATACAACCGGTTCTGCAGTTCCGTTTATTTTGGGATTGTGCAGAAAATATGCAAAATCGCCGTATATGCCTTCTCAGGAATGGGGTGCATATTTAAGGTTTGTAAACTACCAACTTGCTGAGCTGGTTTATGACAGCTACTATTCAGGTTCTTGGCGAATGCGAGACGTAAACACGGGAAGAACCTATGACCTTGTTGGGCATAAATTCTATTTTTGGAGTTATAACAGCAGTGTTTCTAACGATTCACGTGTTTCCATTTCGAGTAGTATTCATGGCTTAACATCTGTATCAGGGGCAATAGTTATCCCGAAGGAAAAAAGCACAAACGGCGAGGGCAGCAACCTTAATGGCGATAACAACTTAATAAATAAAAGAGCCAATTACGGGATTTATATTTCTGGCACAACCGTTTATGTGGTAGTAGATAGTAATGGGCTGCCACACGGGTTTTATTGCTTAATTTTCGGGAGGTAAAAATGAAGATTTACTATCTTCAAAATGAAAACGAAGAGATAATTGAGGACGGATTCGAGCGGTTTAACGATAACTGCAAAGTGATGGATCGTGAGAATTACCACATAGTGAATGGCTATAACGGCGCATTATTCTTCTACGAATATACAAAGACGGAAGAATACAAGCAAAAAGCAAAAGCCTTTGCCGAATATGGGCGGCTTGAAAACCTGCGTCTGCAACGCAATGAAAAATGCTTCTCGGTTATAAATCGCGGAGCGCTCTGGTATGAGAAGCTCACTCTGGAAGAAAAGGCAGAGTTGGAAATCTGGTATCAGAGTTGGCTCGATGTTACAGAGACTGGTGTCGCACCCGAAACACCGGAATGGTTAAAAAACAAGTAATAAAAGGAGAGTGTCATTATGATTTTAATTGAAGTTGTAAAAGCAAAAGAACCCCTGCAGCGGTTGACCGCGAGGCGCTTTTCAAGTTATCGGGTTCTGAGGGAACTTGTAAAACTGCGCAAAACAGTCGATGCTGAGACAGAGTTCTACACTGAAGCTGAAAAGAAAGCCGTGGAACTTTATTCCGAAAAGGATGAAAACGGCTCTCCCGTTTTTCTTGCGGACGGAAGACTTAAGCTGAAGGATGTTCAAGCGAAGAAAGATTTTGAAGCGGAAATCTTGAAGTTGAACGAAACGCCGGTTGATGGAATAACACCGGTGTGCATCCGTGAGGAAGATTTCAAATCAACGGACGATTTGCCCACGCCGGAGGAAATGCTGCTTCTGGAAGGACTGGTCGTATTCGAAGATTAAAGGAGGTAGAATTTGGGCACTGTGGCTGCGATTATTATTTCGATTGCATCAGTGATCACTGCGCTTGGGGTTATTCTGGGAGTAATTCTTTCGGTGCATAAGTGGTACTTGAAGCAGGAAAAACAGGATGACGATATTAAGGTCATAAAGGAAGAACAGTCTATTCTCACGCAGGGTGTGCTTGCGTGCTTAAAAGGACTGAAAGAGCAGGGCTGTGATGGTCCTGTAACGATAGCGATTGATAAGATTGAAACTTATATCAATCAACAGGCGCATAAATAAAGGAGGCAAAAAGTGAACGACATCTTAATAAATATCATTTCGGCGGTGGTGACTACGGTGTTGCTGCCGCTTATTACTTGGGCGGGAACGAAGCTCATTCAGTACATCGGCACAAAGGTCAAAAATGAAAAGGCAGCAACGTTGCTTTCTACCGCAACGACTGTCGTGCTAAACGCTGTGAGAAGCGTGTTCCAAACGTATGTGGAGAGCTTGAAAGCAAGCGGTTCTTTCGGACCGGATGCGCAAGTGGAAGCGTTAAAAAAGGCAAAGGATATCGCTCTTTCTCAGTTTGGTGAAGATGTGAAAAAATACATTACCACAAACTTCGGTAATCTTGACGGGTGGCTTACCAACCAAATCGAAAGTTCAATTAACCTTTTGAAAAACGCATGATGCGGAAGTAAAACTGAATAAACTCTGAAAGCCTATCTGGGAGTTAATCCTGGGTAGGCTTTATTTTTTTATAAAAATACCCCCTCAAAATAGGTTTGAAATCTCCGAATGGTAGGAGGACCTTTTTATGACAGATGAATTGAGAAACCGGGTTCTTGCGTTACGGCGTGAGGGTTTAGGGTTTTCAAAGATTGCACGGGAGCTGGATATCCCTGCGGATACGGTGCGCACGTTTCTCAATCGGTACAATAAACGATATGAGAACCGATGTCTTTGTTGCGAGAAAATGATAGAGTCATTGCCACATCGGAAGCGGAAACAGTTCTGCTCTGACCGCTGCCGTTTACTTTGGTGGAATTCACACCAGACCGTTATAAAAAGGAAAACCTTCTACAAATATATCTGCCCGCAATGCGGAAAGGAGTTCACTGCTTATGGAAACGCCAAGAGAAAATACTGTTCAAGAAGTTGTTTCGCCGCTGCCCGCCGGAAGGGGAATGACGAAAGAAGAAGCGGAGAGGATAACGGGTTATAAACTCGCCATGAGTATGGCAGATTCAATGCTTGCGCAAGGGATTATATCGGAAGCCGAGCATTATAAAATCGACCAGAAAATGTGTGAAAAATATTGTATCAAAATTACCTCTATTTTCCGAAATTATGCCCGAAAATGAGTGGATATAAATTCGGTTTAGAGGTAATATACGCATGCCAAAAAACAAGGAGGTTTTCTATGGAAAACAAGCTGGAAAAATTGAAGCAACAACGACCTTTGAGGGTTTGCGCGTATGTTCGCCGCAAGCCCGTTCCTGCGGCTCTGCCGGACATCCAAACCGAATACTACAACCGGTTAATCAATGGTGTCGATGGTTGGACGAACGCCGGGATTTATACCGACCTGCGGCTGAAAGACAGGGATATGAAGCGAATGCTGAAAGACTGCAAGAAGCGCAAAATTGACTTGATTATTACAAAGTCGGTTTCCAGGTTTTCGCGCGATGTGAGGAAGTTCGAAAAGATAATGAGCATTTTGAAAAAATGCGGGGTAGGCGTTTTCTTCGAGCTTGAAAACCTATATTCCCTTGATGCGGAAGCGGCTCTCCGGTTTGATATGCTTTTGGCAGATTGAGGAGGGTGAAATGGAAAGGACGGTACAGTTAGTAAGACCTACGCTTCCGAAGGCAGCGCAAATAAAAAGGGTATGCGCATACGCCAGAGTTTCAAGTGGAAAGGATGAAATGCTGCATTCGCTTTCGGCGCAGGTCAGTTATTACCAACGCCTCATTCAGTCCCGCGCAGCTTGGAAGTTCTGCGGGGTATATGCGGACGAAGCTGAAACCGGAACGAAGGACTCCCGTGAGCAGTTTCAGGAAATGCTGGCAGAATGTCGCAAGGGAAACATTGACCTGATCATCACAAAGTCCATCACCAGGTTTGCGCGAAACACAGTAACGCTTCTGCAGGCGGTTCGAGAACTCAAGGATATGGGCATCGAGATTTACTTCGAAGAGCAGAACATTTTCACGCTCTCAACCGAAGGCGAAGTGATGCTGACAATTCTCGCATCGTATGCGCAGGAAGAGAGCAGGTCAGCAAGCGAAAATCAGCTCTGGAGGGTAAAGCGGAACTTCGAAGAAGGCAAGGTCTGGGGGATGCAGATTTACGGTTACAAAGCAGTAGATTGTCAGCTCCAGATTATTCCGGAGGAAGCGGAAGTGGTGAAGCGAATTTTCGCAGAGTTCCTTGCCGGGAAAGGAAGGGAATCAATTCTGCGCGGCTTGAATCGAGATGGCATCAAACCCAGGCGTGCAGAAAAATGGCAAAGGACATCGGTTTATAATATCCTGCGCAACTACGCTTATACCGGCAACCTGATTTTACAGAAAACCTACCGAGAAAATTTTATGACAAAAAAATCGATAGTGAACGATGGTAGGAAACCAAAGTATCATTGTCAGGAAACGCACGAGCCGATTATTTCAATGGAAACATACCAGCAAGCGCAGGCTGAGATTGAACGCCGAAACGCGAATCTTCCGAAGAAAGCTCCGTATATGATGTACCTATTTACGAGCCTGATTCGCTGCCCATATTGCGGGGTGAATTACCGCCGGTGCAAAGGTTATAGTTCCTGGCTTTGGCGCTGTAACACATTTGTGGTTCACGGGAAGCAATCCTGCCCGCAGTCAAAACAGATACGCGAAGATACGATGGTGAGCGTTACCGAAGAGGTGCTTGGCATCACCGGGTTAAACTACAAGAACATCCACGATGCCATTGATTTTATCGATGCCTTTGAAGGAAACCGGCTGGTGTTTCACTTGAAGAACGGCGAGGTGGTTGAGCGTGTTTGGAAAGACAGGTCCCGCGCCGAAAGCTGGACACCGGAAATGAAATTGAAAGCGAAGATTAAGGAAGCGGAAAGACAAGAAGAGTTAAAAAGGAGGGTGCAATAATGCCGAAGGTTACAGTAATTCCAGCAACAAAGGATTTTTATACCGGCGTTGATAATAACACGTTCAAAAAGAAAAAGGTGGCTGCATATGCGCGAGTTTCCACCGCAAGTGAAGAACAGGAAACCTCATACGATGCGCAGGTTGATTACTATACGAAGTATATTCAGGGACGACCGGATTGGGAGTTTGTAAAAGTTTATACGGACAAGGCAATAACCGGTACGAATACCAAGCGTAGGAAAGGGTTCAAAGAAATGATAGACGATGCGCTTGCCGGAAAGATTGATTTAATTGTTACTAAGTCCATCAGCCGATTTGCACGAAACACGGTTGACACTCTGGTTACGGTCCGAAAGCTGAAAGAGAAAGGCATAGAGGTTTACTTTGAAAAGGAAAACATCTACACGTTGGATAGCAAGGGCGAGTTGCTCATAACGATTATGAGTTCGCTGGCGCAGGACGAAAGCCGAAGCATAAGTGATAACGTAACGTGGGGACAGCGGAAGCGATTTGCGGACGGAAAAGTTAATATGCCTTATAAAAGGTTTCTGGGTTATAAAAAAGGTGAAAACGATCTGCCGGAAATCGTGCCGGAACAGGCAGAGGTGGTCAGGTTGATTTACTCGCTTTTTCTGGAAGGCAAGACGAGCTACGGCATAGCGAATTACCTGACAGAACAGCAAATCCCTACCCCGACAGGGAAGGTTATTCCCTGGAAATCAAGCACTATTGAAAGTATTCTACAAAATGAAAAATACAGAGGTTCGGCGCTTCTGCAGAAGAAATATACGGTGGACTTCCTCGAAAAGAAAATGATAGTCAACGATGGAAAGGTCCCGCAGTATTATGTAGAAGACAGCCACCCGGCAATAATAACGCCAGCGGAATTTGAAATTGTGCAAGGTGAAATTCAGCGCCGGAAAGCAAACAAAGGGAAATATAGCTGTTGCGCACCTTTTGCTTCAAAGGTTGTGTGCGGCGATTGTGGCGAGTTCTACGGGCAAAAGGTCTGGCATTCGAATAGTAAATACCGAAAGATAATATACCGCTGTAACGGCAAATATCACGGCGAGAAATGCGCAACGCCCACCCTCACGGAAGAGCAGTTGAAAGAGGGGTTCCTCAAAGCCATCAACAGCTTGATAGGCATTAAGGAAAGCCTGCTGGAAGATTGCCGGGAAATGCAGGCGGTGCTATCCGACACTGCAGCATTGGACGAAGAATTGAAAACCGTAACCGATGAGTTTATGGTGGTTCGAGAAATGCTTCGGAAGATGATTGAAGATAACTCGCGCAAGGTTCAGGACCAGGATGAGTTCTGGGCGAAATACAACCCGCTGGATGAGAGAGCGAAAAAGGCTGATGCGCGAATTAAGGAATTGATGGAGCAGCGCACACAGCGCATACAGAAAGCGGAAACAATCGGCGCGTTTATGTTCGAGCTTCACGAGCGCGATGAAGCGGTGGAAGAATTCGATAATAAGCTCTGGTTTATGACGGTTGATAAAGTGGTGGTTCAAAGGGACGGAAAGCTGATTTATCATTTCCGCAACGGATTAACGGTTGAAGTGTAGGGCATAACGCTTTACACATCATTTAAAAAATGATATAATTTCACTACCAAACGAAAACAGGGGTAGTAAAATTGGATAGAATGTCCGCAAGATTTGTGGCTAAGAGATTTGGATTCAGCACAGATTTAGTTTATCAAATGTGGGAAGAAATGGGCTTGATTATTAAAAACGGTACTAACTCTTGGAAGTTGACCGAGTTGGGCGAGAAAAACGGGGGCTTGATGTCCTCTGTTGGATATGTACCTACGTTTGAATTTAAGGTCATTGAAAAGCTGATGATGGATTTTTATAACATCGTATTCAAGAAATAAAAGTTTATTTACGGAGCGAAGCATGGGGAAAAAACTTTTATCAAAAATCATTATAGGTATCGCTGCGGTTTGCGTGTTTTCATTCTTCGTTGTTGGCTGCTCTGCGAGTGATGAAAAATTACTTTCAAATGCGCGGAACCAGGCAGATGCACTATTGAGTGATAAAGGTTATTCCTGCACCGAAATTAGAACTGAATTCCTGAACACGCTGACATCAAACGAAAAAGAATACAAAATATATAGTTTAACCATTTATCTGGAAACGGAGGAAACCGGAGACTATGAGTCTATTTGGGGAGCATTATCGGTTTTAAAGAATTCAAATTATGATATGGACTGCTTCAAAGAGGGCAGAATATCCATTATGGAATATGTGTTTTATGAAGGTGGCACTTATAGCATTTCATCGTTGAACAGCTACATGCTTGAAAAGAAAGGTGATTATAAGTTCAAATACGTTACAGAAACCGTTCCGCACCCAGACCTTCCGTATGTGGGAATGTCAGAAGAACTTATCAGTTTTACAGGACTTGGCGAATATGCATCAAGAGTAAAACATGAAGGTGATAACCAGCATAGGCATTGGGTAACTTATACCTATTATTTCAGTGAAAATGGAAAAACCACTTATATCGTTCAATGTCAGGATGGCAAGGTAACATCTGTTTCCGGAACGAGCAATTAAAATTGAGCTGGTTTCCCGCTGTTTTTGAATTCTACCCATTGACAGCGGGCTGCCTGTTTGATATAATAAAAGCACAGAGAAGGGCATTGCAAAAAAAATAGTCGGATGTAAAGCATCTTGGATTTGCGACCTGTTATGCAAGTGACAGGGAACAAGGACGAATGATTTATATAACACCATTTTTTGAGTTGATGCCTGACGGGGCTACAAGGGCGTAGTCTATATTCGTCAGGCTCATTTTATGCCCTCTGTGAAATAAACACGGAGGTATTTTTTTATGAAGGATGAACAGTACACCGAGATTGAACAGCAAATCGGTTACGAGTTCGAGAACAGGTTGTTATTGCAGCAAGCGTTCACCCGGAAAAGCTATACGGAAGAAACGCACGATGGCGATAACAATGAAGTGTTGGAGTTCATTGGCGATAAGGTTCTGGACCTGATCATCGTCAAGGTTCTGACTGAGTATTACGGTGAAATTAACGAACGCAACGAGTATGAGTGCGAATACACAGAAGGCAAGCTCACTGAGTTTAAGAAGCATCTGGTGGAAAGTAAGATGCTGGCTGAGCGCATAGACGAGCTTGGATTCGCGGATTACTTAATTATGGGGAAAGGGGACAAAAAGAATAATGTCCAGAACGAAACCCATGTGAAAGAGGATTTATTTGAAGCAATTCTCGGCGCTGTTGCCCTTGACAGCGGTTGGGATATGGCTGCAATGCAGGACGCGGTGGAAATGATGCTGCACGTTGATTGCTATTTGGATGAAGGGTTCGATGAGGACCAGGACTATGTTTCCATCATCCAGCGTTGGCAGCAGAAGCGCATCGGGGAATTACCCGATTACAAGTTTACGGACAAGCAGACTTACGACTTAAACCGCATGCTTCGGTGTTACACCTTTGTAAACCGGCGTGAAAGAATGGAAGCGGGTGAAGGTGATATTGTTTGTGAATTGCGCATTGATGATGGTGAACCGTTTGTTGGTTTCGGGTATTCAAAGAGCCTGGCAAGAATGGCGGCGGCGGAGCTTGCGTATGATTATTTGGATGAAAACGGTCTTCTGCGCACAATGCAGGATGAGATTGGTGAACCTTCGCGCGAAAGAGCAGTGAGCCAACTTCACGAGCTGTCCCAGAAGGGATACTTCTCTGCGCCGGTTTATGAGTTCGAAGAGGACCACGATGAAAACGGGAACCCGGTCTGGACCTGCGAATGCAGCATCGCCGAATATGAGGACGCATATTTTTACGAGGCAAGTTCGAAGAAGGAAGCGAAACGGCTGGCAGCTTATGAAATGCTTCTCTCGATTCTAAACCATACAAATGAGGAGGATGACAGATGAGAGTTGTATCAACAAAGCTGAAAATGGTTGATGCGTTTACGGAAGCGGAGTTTTTCGGAACCATAAATCAGTGGATGAAAAATGCCGGTCCTTGCAAGGCGGTGGCTGAACAGCTCGAAGCCTGCGAAGAGAAAGTTGGTGTGCATCTGGAAGCGGAATATTGTATTGCGGATACTTTCCAAATCGAAAAGGAAGATTCAACGTTCACCCTGTTCAAGTTGGAACAGGAATTCCATCAGCAGACCTGGACGAACGAAGTTATTCTTAAAAGTGCCGGCAGTGAGAAGGAGGTGTTCTTCCACATTGATTGCTCCCGCGATGCGACCAGATTTGACGAAGCACCTGAAATGCGCACAGAGGTTATTCGCACTTTTGTAAACAGCGGGTATGTAAAGCAACCGAAGGTTCCTATTACTTCCAGGACCGTTGAAGCAACCAATGACCTGCTCGATTGGATAGCGGCTGCTATTCAGGAAGAATATACTGAGGAATTGCCGTTAATTCTTGCGACTACATATTTTGGAAGCCAGGCAATCGAGATTGATGATTTTGCGCTTTCGAGGAAGTTGGCAGGACTTGCGTACATTGTGGTGTGCGATAACGAATACACAAGACTTCTGAAGGATAAGGCGAAATGTGCAGTGCCGTTCAATGGCGCGGTTACAATTTACTGCAAAGGTGGGAAGCCGCGTCAGTTCCGGAAAAAGGATGCGTTCCTGGGCGCAACGCTTGATAAGCAGATAGCAAATGAAGTGCAAAGGTTTGTAACCGCAGCGGTTGATGCCGAAGCACCGACTTGGGAAGCACTTCACGCTGAGCTGGTTCATAAGGAAGCGAAAGAAAATGCTGCTCTGGCAGAAGAAGCGTTCGATGCAAACGAAACGCTGGACGAAAAGCTGAAAAGGGCAGAGGAAAGAATCGCAGCGCTGGTGCAAGAGAACATGCAGTTGACTGCAAAGAACGAAAGCCTGAACAGAGCGCTTACGAAAAACGATGCCGTTCAAACGGTATTAGAGGCTTCAAGCATTCCGGAGTTCTTCGAAGGCGAACAGCACGATTTGGTGGTTTCCATTTTACAGAAAGCGCTGTCGAACTGCGGCACAAAGGATACTCGGCAGAAAGAACTGCTCACCGACCTTTTGGCGCATAACCATATAATCGGAAAAGGCAAGGAACTGTTCGAAGTGGTTAAGTCTATATTCGCTGATGGTGAAGACCTTTCCGCGAAAGAGCTGGCAGAGCTGAAAAGGGTGGGCTTTGAAATCACAAGCGAGAACACGCACTACAAGCTGGTTTATAAGGGAAGCAAATACTGGTTCAGCTTGGCGAAAACCACGAGCGATAAAACCCGCAGCGGGAAGAACCTGACTTCGGACATTACGAAAACACTCTCGGTCTATAAATAGGAGAAAGAAAATGCGTACAACAGCAATCTGCCCGGAATGCGGCGCAGTCCAGAAAGGGTTAATTTTACAGGAAACAAAAGGCTCGGTTGTCTGCAATAAATGCGGTAAGCAGTTTGAGGCTCCTTTTGAAGAACCCGCAGAAGAACCGGAAAAGAAAAGCAAGCCGGAATAGTTTTCTACCATTTTAATGAAAAAACCGTCATCCCAACCGGGTGGCGGTAAATTTTTTTTATTTTTTTGCAACTTTTTTTGAAAACACCATCAAAATAGTAGTTCGGATCGTGTATATACCTATGAACACTTTCACACTCACTTAAAAAATCCCATCGAGTGTGAAGAGGAGGTTTTTATGAATTATTTTAATATTCATAAGCATTACACTCTTTGTGTAGTGTGCGGGCGTAAAGTCCGTTCAAAATACCCCTTCCAGATTATCTGTGATGAGTGTTTTGAAGAAGAACTTGATAGATTAGATTAATCTATCCGAGAAAACAATCATCCCTTAATCGGGGTGGTGGTTTTTCTTTTTTATCGTAAAATCCATTGTGAAAGTTACGAAAATGTAGTATTATAAAAGAGAAGAAGATTGCGAGGTGAACTCAATGCCCACTAACAATAAATACGAAGATATGAGCGCCCTTGATGCGCTGCGCTTTGCCGAGAACCATACCTTATTGCTGCCGGATATCCAGAGGGAATATGTATGGGACTATCAGGAAATCGAAAGGCTGTTTGAATCAATAGTGGACGAGTACCCGATTGGCTCTTGTATTTTCTGGAAAACCAACCGCGCAACCATAAACGCAGAAAAACCGAACCTGTATTATTTTCTGCGTGAGTACGAGCGCTGGAAAACGAAGAATGAAAAAGCGCCGGAGGTGTTTAGCAACGAAATTGATTATTACATCGTGCTTGATGGACAGCAGCGTATCACCTCACTGAACATTGCACTTTATGGTTCGTATACATATTACAAGGGCGGCAGGGGACACGCTTGGGATAATCCAAAGTCGTGGTTGACAAAAGAGCTTTATTATAACCTTGATTTCTACGCGGCATCCAATGAAGAAGAGGATGATGAGAACCCCAGGAAGCGCTTTGTTTTTTTAACAAAGGAGGATGCGGAAGCGGGACATTATTACAAAATAAAAAATTTACTCGCATTCGATAAATTGCAGCGGTTTGTGCTTGCTTTGAATAATCTGACAACCGATGAAAAGGTAATCGATGACTTGTCAATGCTCTTTGAGCGTCTGCACAACGCTTCCGGGAATGGGTTGATTCATTACTATTGTATTTCCGAAAATACATACGATGAAGCTCTGGACATCTTTGTGCGCGTAAACTCCACCGGCAGAAAGCTCTCAAAATCTGACTTACTTTTTTCGACCTTGATAGACGGGTGGAAGACCGGCAAAGAGAATATTGAAAACCTTCTCGCCACGATGAATTCCAAAGGGGACAAGTTCAATTTCACCAGAGATTACTTGATGCGACTTTGCCTGGTTCTGGTTGATGCTAATACAAACCTGAAAATAAACTCTTTAAATCAAAAGACGGTTTTATCGATTCGTGATAATTGGGATGCGATATACGCCGCCGCAGATACCATGTCAACTGTCCTGGCAGACATTGGTCTTTCCAACGAAACCTTGACTTCGTATAACGCAACGATGCCCATCGTTTATTTCTTATACAAGGGCGGCAAGATAAAAGATAAAGAAGCGAAAAAGGAAGTGCGTAAATTCCTGTCGGTTGCTATGGCTCAGCGCCTCTTCGGTGTTGCAAGTAACGATGCTTTGAATAAAACGCGCAACGTGCTGAAAGCGCTTGATTGCAAGAAGGCGGTTTTCGGGTTATCACTTTTCGCGGAAACCACGCTCACCGGTGGCAGAACATTTACGGTTTCTGAAAAGGACATCGACCATTGGCTGAATACCTACGAAAAAGGGCAAAGCACATATTTGCTTTTGGCGCTGCTTTACCCGAATTACAAGTTGAGCCAGGTTGCGTTCCATCAGGACCATTGTCACCCACACGTATCTTTTGATGATAAAAATATAATTGCACTGGGGCTGACCGAAGAAAAAGTGAAGGAGTGGCAGAAGAAGCGTAATCTCCTTCCGAACCTTCAATTTTTGGAAGGTACAGAAAACGAGTCAAAGAATAAAACACCGCTTTATGAATGGGTGAACGCAGGGTATAACTTTTTGTATCGTCCCGCGGGCGTTTCACTTGAACTGAAAGATTTTGATGTGTTCTTTAATGAAAGAAGGAAGCTGATTAAAAAAGAACTCGCATCGATATTCGGCGTTACGCTTCCGGAAGAAAACCCGGACAGCAATACTGAAGAAGCATAAATAAAAACCATCACCTCTTAATCGGGGTGGTGGTTTTCTTCATTTTCGGAAGCGGCTTCATCAATAGCTTTCCGCGCGCGGTTGCGTTGCATATCGTAAAAAGCATACAGTAAAAGCGCGACTGTTTCTTCCGGCGTGTTGGGATTATGGAAGTGGAACTTCAGCTCCGGACGGGAGGGTTTATTCCTCGTCATCGTTTCCGGTTTCTTCTTCGCCATCTTCCGATGATACCTCGTTGAGGTTTTCGTCAAGCGTGAGTTCTTCTACCTGACCGCCGTTCTGGAAAAGCGCATCGTCATTTACTTCGTAGAACTCATCGTCATCGCCAATATTATCAAGCCCGGAGTAGTCCTTTGCGAAGAGCGCGTTCAACTGAAGTTTGGCTGCGTTGGATTTTTTCTTTCCGTTATATTCCAGAACCATTACTTCGGCGTAGCCCATGCAACCTGCCCGGCGTTCCTTCGCGGTGCGGGTGAGCTGCTTAATGGAAATAGCGCCGAGCTTTTCTTTGAACAGGTCATCGTCCAGCGCTTCTTTATAGACCACGACCAGCTTTGCAACGGCTTTCATAATGTTTGCGCTGAAGGAATTATAGTCTCCTTCCCAAGCGCCGATAATAAGCCGTAACACGCGGTCTAAGGCGTGGTATCCATGTTTGTCGAAGATGTACTCAAGCGTGGAAACTGCGCAAATCGCGCCCGGTTTTTTGGAAGAACCGATTATCATTCCATAGGATTCAACCAGGTCTCGTATCATTAATTGTTTGTCATTTCCGGCTTCGATATTTGCCATAAAGATTTCGTAAGGAATGAGCGGCTTGACGAACTTCATCTGGTTTGCGAAGATGTCCGCTTCATGCGAATAGTCAAGGTCATCGTAAACCATACACCAGACCGGCGTTTCGCGGGAACCGGAAACGAGCGCCACGATTTCAATGGTGTGCTGCCCGTTGAATACATAATTGATTCCATTGCGGCGGCTGACTTTTACAGGGTTTATTTGGTAAAGGTCGAAGTTTTCTGCCGCGCGGTTGATATGAGAGCGGGAGAGGTTGCGTTGATACTCCTGGTTGGATACCAAGTTTTTTATGGGTATTTGCTCAAAATGTACGTTGGGTACGAAAGCAGAGAAATCGGGCATTTTTAGACCTCCTCAATTAAAAACAGCAATTCGGTTACTGCGGAAGCAAGCTCGTCAAGTATGGTTTGTACTTTTATGAGTGCCGGCTTGGAAACGGTGCTGAAATTTGTGTTTTGTTTGGTGCGTTGTATTGAATCAAGCCACGATGGGATGGTGAGCGTTAAGCTGTTGATGGCTGCATCAGGATCGAAGGTTGGCATATCTTTTACGGATGATTGTGCGCCGGAAGCGGAAGGAGTGTAATTGCTTTGAATAACGGCTCTGCTTTTTTTGAATTTCAGGATTACCTGGTTTCGGGAATTGCCGAGCCGCTTGTTTAATTTTTGAAGCTCTTCCGGAGACATCCTTTCAACTTCCAAGATGCTATTGTGCGATATTTTATAACGCCCGGATAGTATCTTGGGTACAAGCTCTGGGGCTTTCCTGCCGATTTCCAAAATGGCGCGGGTGTAGCGGGCATACTTCTGTATGGTGCCGAAGGATACGTTGTTTTCTTTTGCAAGCCGCTGCGCAGTAACGTGGCGGCAGGGGAGTATTTCGCTTTCCGGTAAAAAATCATCTTCCTCCTGTGGGTTCAAAAGGTCATCGCGTTTATTTGAGTTGATGAGCTTTTCCGTTTCATACTGCATTCCGATGAGGAAGTGGCGTGCTTCTTCGGTTATGTTGTCGCGCTTGCATTGTGTTGCACAAATCCATACAACGGCAGCTTCCTTGCAATCGAACGGCATTTCTTCAACTGAAAAGGGAATATGATATCGGGTACAAATATCGTAACGGCAATGACCGTCAATGATGAACCCGCGCCAGACTTTTATGGGTTCCAGACAGCCGTTATTGAGAATGCTGGTTTCGAGTTCCAGGAATTCCTTTTGCGGATGTGGGCGAATGAGAGACTTAAACTCTCTGCATATTTCGAGCGTATGGTTAGTTTCCATTAGGAACCTCCGGCTCGATGCGTTTTATTGTTTTTAATGAAAAAACTGCCGCTGCTTTAGATGAAATAACTTCACCCGAAAGACGGTAGGAGTAGTTAGTTTCCAGACCGCCGATAACTTCGCAAAGACGGGTGATAAAAGAGCGGCTGTAAATTTCATAGGAATTATCGGAATTCATCAGGCTCATATTAACCTTGTGCGACTGGTCTCCTGACAGCTCTTTTTCTACTGGGCGAATAGCGACAGCCATCATTGATGGGTTGACCAGAAGTTGAATATACTTCGGATCGCCCAGAAGGTGAATGGTTTGCTTGTGGATGCGTATTCTGTATTTTTTCAGGTCAATAGCAATTGTGGTGGGTGTAGAAGTGGGACTACTCATGTGAGCCACCTCCGGCTGTTATGCCAACGGAAAGAGAGGGCTGGTCCTGACCACCCGTGGGTGTTTCTTCCGGCTTCAGTTGAGCATCCTCTTTAATTGTATAAATTGCGTAACCGTCAAAGATATTGATTTGCATCGACTGCTTATGTTCGTTATAAGGCAAGCCGAATTGATTCTGCCAATCTTGCGGAAATACCGGTGTTCTGGAAACTTTCGGTTTTGCGCCGTCGGGGAAAGTCTTCTGGTAAACTTCGGCAGCGGTAAGGTCATACGCAATCAAGTATTCGCCGTTCGAGTGGATGAGCTTGCCAAGAAGTTTGTACCTGAAATCCGGGTTCCATCCCATAAGCTCAACAATTTTTGCGAAGAACAGCTTGCAAGTTATTGGCTTGGGTTTGCGTTTTCCTTTTCCAGGTTCAGTACACCACATAAAGGAATCGCGGGAACCTTCGTTGCAAGGGCGAAGGGCGAGTATCTTTCTTTCGCGGTTAACGAGTACCTGCGCGTACCCGGAGTTGGGGAACTTGGAAAGGCAGGCGGCATTGACATAGAATTTACAGTTGTTAAAGGAAACGGAAGGCTCGTGCATATGCGCGAAGAATTCACGCCTTACAACCTGGAAATCGTCAAAGTTAAAGTCCTCGCTCAGTTCCAGCAGTTCGTCATTCTCGCCAAGAACAGGGGGAACATTTCCATCTGGTATAGGAACGCCGTTCGGGGTAGGCTGCTCAAGGTCAGTGGTGTTTTCTTCATTTTCAATCATTAGGTATTACCTCCTGTGGCGTTATGCCAGTTAATTCTTGATTTATGTACGTTTGCAATTCCTCAAAGCCTGTCACTCGGATTTGCTTTCCGGTTTCAAATAATTGACCTTCCATTCGTATTTTCCAATCCGACTCGCTTTGATTTGCAAGCGCGGAGAGAGTCTGCTCGTGTAAATAGTACGGCTTACCGAAACTATCGGTCCACGCTTGCGGTATTGCACGGATGCGGTTGCGCGAGGGGGTATAAGGTTGGACTGTACCTTTGCCGCCAGCTTCGGTTGCTTCCTGGCTTGTTAAAACATAGGACTTGAAGAACGCTTCCGAATTGGTGGTATCAAAGATGTACGCGATTTCATTATCCTTTTCATATAGTGAACCGATGATGCGGTAACGGCAATCGGCGTTCCATCCGAAAAGCGAGAAGAGGGTGTCGTTGAAAGCGGCGGTTGATATCGGGCGAGAGTAGTATACCTTCTCTGATATCTTCGAGCAGATGACAGCCTGACGGTTTGATTTGTCAGTTGTGCGAATGGCGAATTTCTTTTCTATCGGATTAATCAATAGTTCGATGTAATTTCTTTCGCCCAGCTTCCGGATGCACTCGGTGCTTAACTTGAGCTTTTTCTCTGCAAAGGTAATAGAGGGGCGGCGGACACTATCGAAGAATTCAGTGCGTGTTATTTCAAACCCGCGCATGTCAAAGTCTCCGGCTTCAACAGGTATCTTTATTTCCTGCGGGACTTGGGGTTCTGCGGGTTGCTCATTTTCCGGAGTGGTGTAAACGCTGTTCGCAGCTTCGAAATAGTCTATTTCCTTGAAGCCTGCCCAGCGGGGGTTGATAACAACAAAACCCTTTAATATGCCGCTGTCAATTACGCGAAGTTCCGGAAGGAAGGATTTATTCCTGTATTTGGCATTATCCAGCATGCGCTGAACCGCAATGAAATCATCTCTTGATACAATGGCTTCATGGTGCTTGTGGTATCTGCTTTGGGGACGGTCTCCGCGATTTTTTACAGACTTATGATCGCGGTAATTTGGCGTGAATGTTTTTCGGGTAAGAACATCGCCGCAGTGTCGCTCGTTGCGTAGGATTTGAACTACACCGCTTGAAGTCCACTTGTTTGTGTTTCCGAGATATGACTTTCTGCCGAGCGCGTTCAAAGTGTCCGCTATCTGCTGCGTTGAGTAACCATAAAGATACATATAAAATGTGAGCTTTACGGTGGGTGCTTCTTCTGGATTGATGATTAAATTCCCATCTTCATCGTGCGTATAACCGAGCAGCTTCGGAGTAAGGGGAATGCCATGGTCCAAGCGCATACGCAGAGAGGTTTCCATACTGCGGCTGCGGGTGTGTGATTCTTCCTCTGCCATAGTTGCTTGGAAGGACAGCGCCATTTGCGAATCGTCATTCAAAGAGAAGATGCATTCCGATTCAAAGAAAACTCCGACAGGGGGTTTCAATTCAGCAAGGTCGCGCGTAAGTCCGATGCAGTCAACCACGTTTCTGGCAAAACGCGAAACGCTTTTTGTAATGATAAGGTCAGCTTCGCCGGCTTTGCAGTCGGCAATCATCTGGTTGAAATTATCGCGGTGTAGGCGGGAGGTTCCGCTTATGCCTTCGTCTGCGTAAATTTTGATAAGAGTCCAGTGGGGGTGCTTCTGTACGAATTCTTCATAGTATTGTCTTTGAAGCTCGAAGGAAGTGGTCTGCCGGACATCGTCTGTCGAAACGCGGACATAAATAACCACCCGCATAGGCGTATCGTTGTCATAATAGTCGACTCTTTTCCGCGCGGGTGTGAATTCGTAGTTCTCTTCATCAATTTCAAAGCGCATACGCTTTCGCGTTTTGGCTTTCTCGCGTTCCTTGGAAACGCGGCGTTCTTCATCAATCATCGGAAGTTCCTTTTTCGGTTATATTTTCTGGGGTAGTATCTTCGGGCAGAACTTTCCAATCCGGTGAGGGAAGGAAGAAGGTGTCTTTCAGGTCATTCTGGTAATAAGAAGCCAGGGTGAAAATATCCTCCGAAATAAAATAAATCCCGATAGGAGGTGTGTGCGCTGCAAGCAGTCTGGCGCATAATGTAACCTCGTGCATTTTCTTAGAAACGTTCGAGACCTTCTGGGTTATAATTAAATCGATCTTGCCTTCCATTGCATCGTTTAATAAACGACTCCATTCGGAAGCGGATTCCATGTTGGGGGCGGTTGCGCCTTCGTCAATATAGAAATCAATGAGCGTCCAATTCGGGCAGAGGTTGATTGTGTCTTTGAACTGTTGCTTATGAAATGCGAGGTAATCCTCGTACCGGGTTTGATTAAAATACCTAATATAAACGCCAACCTTGAATGGCGTTGCGGGGTTCGGGAATTCGTGGCGAATACTGTGGAACCAATTTTTATGGTCAGCAACCTTCTGTGCGTGTTCGGAGTTGGTGCCGAAAATTGAAAGCTGCTGGGGCGCGTTTGCTATTTCCTGAAACTTATTTATAATGTCTATTTCGTTGGGCATAAAAATCCTCAAGGCATAATTATGTGACAATTATAGAGTCCCGCGCCGGAAAAAGGAATAAACCAGCGGTCAAGTAAATAACCACTGGTTTATGAAAAAGGCATCTTTTTTGAAATTAATAAAAAAAGAGTGGAGCTGTCTCCACTCTTTCTTGTTAGTCTTCTTTGTTTGTACGCATTGAGGTTTTGATTTCCTGAATGATTTTCAGGAGCGATTCAAGTTCCGCGGCGGTGCAGTCTTTGAAGATTTTTTCGAACTCACCTTGATAAATCGAATTGACGGTAGGAACGTTCGGACGAAGGATCTCATCAGCCGACACTCGGATTACCTCGATGATTTTGCAAAAGGTGAGAATGCTCAGTTGCTTCTTGCCGCATTCAATATCGGAAAGGTGGGAAGCATTGAGGTTCGCAGAATAGGCAACATCCGCTTGCGTTAGCCCCGCGGCTTGCCTTGCTTCTCGGAGGCGATTTCCGATTTTTTTTAGTTTTTTTGATTCGATATTCTCTTCCACGGTTGCACCTCCTTCGGCTATAGCTTATATTTTGACCTAATTTTATCATCTATAGCCGAAATTCAAAATCAGCTATGGACGAGAATATCGGCTATGGCATATAATTGAGTGGACTTTTTTTGGAGGAAAAACGAAAGATGGCACTCAATTACATTTTACTTGGCAAGCGTGTGAGGGACCTTCGCGTTAAGCGTAAGATGTCCCAGGCAGAACTCTCAGAGCTTATTGAAAAGTCCCCGCCTTATGTCAGCTACATAGAGAGCGGAATTAAAAGCCCCAGCCTGGACACGCTCATTTTGCTTGCGAATGCTCTGGGCGTTACTGCTGATATGCTTTTGGCAGAGAGCCTGGATAACCACCTGATGGTGGATGTGGGGGAATACGCTGAATTGCTCAATGACTGCTCCCCATATGAGCGGAGGGTTTTGATTGAAAATGCGCGGGCGCTGAAAAAGACGATGCGTGAATACCACTTTTTGTCAAAGCGCAAGAACCGGTAATTATATTTTATATTCCAGAGCAGAGCGGCGCAATAGACCGACAGTTATGAAAATGACTGCCGGTTAAAGCGCTGCCTTTTTTACATTTTTGCGATTTCCGATTACATTTTCCAAAGCGCCAACTTTTCTATTTTAGAGTATGGTATAATTTCACCGGAAATATAGCAGCTTCGGCGGTTAAGAGGTAAATGGAAAATATAACATTAGAATATTTATTGCAGAAGCACTTCGGTTTGAAAGGAAACCTTTATCTTAAAAAACCCGAAGTTGTGGGTTATGTAGGAGGGAACCGCAGCCGGGGTGATTATGATCCACCTTCGCCTGAATATCGGTATTTTACGAAAGCGGGGTGCAGAGCATACGCCCGGTTCACCGATTTTATATTCGATTTTTCCAAGCATGTGCGTTTGCATATGAGCGAAGAGCTGGGAAAAGAAATCACAAGGTTGGTGGACCTATTTGACAATTACGAATACTGCTCGGAATAGGTGGTGGCTATGTGGAAAGGGAAGAAGGTCCCCTGGTATTCTTTTGAGCTTGACGATTATTCTGCGCCAAGCTGCACTTCGTTTACAAAACTGTTCTTCGGCTCGGTTGAAGATTTCAAGAAGATGCTTGAAAATATTCCCGCCGGCAAAATGGACGAATTAAAAAATACCTTTGAGCATTTTGAAGCGGGGGAAAGAAGAATAACTCATTATGCGGGCTACATTAAAACTCGGTTCGCAATTTCGGTTCAGGTTCTGGACGAGAAATCGTTTGATTTGGAAGACGTGAATTATCTTTACGAGAACTCGTATGGCTTTTATTATCGGGTTCGTTTTTCGCGTGCTTCCGGGACAGCCTATTTGCTGAAAAGGAATAAAATGTTTTACATTGCGTACCGCGTTAAAATTGAGAACGCGGAATATCGTGGTACGCAAAATCCAGACGAACGGTGGCACCCGCTTGGCGATATGATTTGGGGGCATCCGGGGGTGTTAAAGTTAGAGGCTAAATCGCTCAAAAACACTCTCGCCTTAATCGAGTCGAGCTTTGAAAACGAGCAGGTTGCAAGGGCAAGATTTGACGATTTGTCTTTGTGTGACTGGTCATCATTTTTTGAAGAGGTATTTGGTGATGGTTGAAAAACAAGAAGAAGCAAAAAAGTATCCGGTAGTGCTTGAATTAGACGGAATTTATTATCGAGTTTGTCGTGACGAAAAATGGCAAAATAGATGCTTCTCGGACCTGACTAAAACAGAACAAGAAGCGTTTATGTCCACGCTCTCTCCGGAAGGATTGAAGCGAATTTGTCTCGTCTTGTCGGAAAGTTTAAGGACGGTTGCTTCGGTGGCTTTGAGTCTCGAAATGCAGATGGAAATTAATAAAGGGTTGGAGCAGGCGAGAGCCGGAAATTTTATTCCCGCGGAAGAGGTGTTTGCCGAATTCAAAAGGAAGTATGGATTATGAAAAAGAGAATTAAAGGACATTTATATTTTTTGCAGGACTTGAGACGAGTGAAAGGTGTCTATCGGTATGTGGGAACGGACGATGGAACGCTGTTCTCTGCGAATTATGGAAGAACAAAAATCTATGCATCGGAACTGCCAGAGTGGTTTGTGTATGGTCGCTTTTATAAGCGGTTCGGCTACCTTTCTACCAAGGGCATCAAGGCTGTAAGGTATGTTCCGAATTGGCATTCAAATCACTTCTTAAAGGATGACCACTTGCAGATTTCGTATGATAAGACCGAGAGCGAGCTGGGGGATTATTGGGAAGATACAACTTGGGTTTGGGGTTCGGAAATTTTGGATGTTCTTAAGGGCGCACAGATATACTCGACTTATGACATTACCCCCATAATATGCCAGCTTAAAGAGAAAGTAGAGTGGTTGCGGAAAGCTCACCCGGAGGAGTTTAGTGAGGAAAAGTGGCGCTTTGATTTAGAAAAGTGGAAGAAAGAACCTCTTAAAAACGGATTGCCCCCCAGATATGCTGCGGTTTTAATTAATTCTTGCTTTTGGGGTGCGAAAAAGGAAACCTTGTATGGCAGCGAAGATGAAATAAAGAAATTCATAGAAAATCTGCCAAGTAATTATGGCAACCCGGAAGAAACCATTCAAGAACTTCAGTACATAAAAAAATCATTTGATTACCTGGAGGGTTTTGAATTAGAGAGTGTGAATTCCCAGGGCGAGCCATACGAATTACAGTTTTATTCTTCATTGCTTTCGCAAATTCTGTTGCGGGACGGTGACAAATATGAGTTGTGTGCTTCGGCAGAAATTATTCGGTTTAAATATCGAAAGAAAGGATGTCAGCTCTGGACTGAATCCAATGACCTGAACACAAATCCAATCGTTGAAAAAGCGAACCCGGAAGGAACGAACTTCAAGACAAAAGCGTTCATTAGGGTGAAAACCTATGACTCGGCAAAAGAGGCTGTTTCAGAAATGTGGGATTCAATTCCGGCAATGACGACAGTGGTGAAGTATATTTTTGGGGCGATAATTAATGAGGGGTAAAGACACAATCGAAGAAAATAAGGCTCTCATTGAAGAGTTTCCTTTTCTGCTGCCCCGAAACCGGTGGACAGACAAAGTGCCAGAAGATTATGATTTTTCGTACACCGAGCTGGACAATATGCCGGATGGTTGGCGGTCTGCTTTTGGCGTGCAGATGTGCAGAGAATTAAAAGAAATCCTGGTAAAAGCGGGGGCTTTGACAGACTATCGAATTACCGACATAAAGGAAAAGTACGGAACGCTTCGGTGGTATGAGAATGGGTTCCCGGTCAAGGCGCAAAGAGAGTACCTTGATTGGCAATCTAAATACTTGAACCTTTCTGAAAGAACCTGCATCAAATGCGGGGCAAAGGCAACCAAAATTTCCGTATGTTATATCTCACCTTATTGCAACAAGTGCGCCGGCGAGATGCCCTTTGTGAAGTTTGAAGAATTGAAAAATAAAGGAAGGAAAAAATGACTACTTTTGAACCCGAAAAACGGGATATAATTGACGAGCTGAACGAGCTTGTGCTTCGGGCAAATTGGGGAACTGTTGACCGCATAGATGGGCAACCAAAAGGCGTGGTCATAATTCAAAAAGCCATTGATGAAATTATGCAATTGAGGAAGCTGAAGAGAGGAATAAAAGAATGAAGTTTTATGTGGTTGCCGATGTTCATGGGTTCTACGACTTGATGATAAAGGCACTAACTGAAAAGGGATATTTCGAAGACACCGAGCCGCACAAGCTCGTGATTTGTGGTGACCTTTTTGACAGGGGTTCGCAGTCAAAAGAATTAGAAAAATTTGTGGTTGACTTGCTTGAAAAAGACGAAGTGATTTTAATTCGCGGAAACCATGAGGACCTGATGCTTGACTTGGTAAATAGGCTGGGTGAGTATGTTGTCAGGGGAATCGAACATACGCATCATTACAGAAATCGGACCGTCAGAACTTTGATGGATTTGACTCGATGCAGTCTTGGAAAAATAAAGCAGCAGCCCGATGTGGTCGCTGAAAAAATGAGAGCTACACCTTTCCTCAAAAAGATAATTCCGGCGATGCTTGACTTCTATGAAACCAAGAGTTATATTTTCGTCCATGGATGGATTCCCTGTCACGCCAGCGGGTATGGAGGGGAAGCCGACTGGTTCAATTACCAGGAAAATTGGCGAGAAATGCCCAAGAGCGACTGGATGCTTGCACGCTGGTATAATGGAATGCTGGCTGCTTTCCAGGGGTGCTATGAACCTGGAAAAACAATCGTCTGTGGACACTGGCACTGCGCCTTCGGGCATACTTATTTAGAGAAAAAAGACCTGACACCGGAAGAGATGCGGTCAAGGTCTTTTGAGAGAGATTGCACTCCGTATTACGGTGAAGGCGTGATTGCTATTGATGCAAGCACTGTCCTGAGCAGGTTTGTGAATTGCATCGTCCTTGAAGACGAAGAAATAAATCAATGAGGTGAAACATGGAAAACTTAACACTTGAAAAAGTCAAGGCGGCAGAGGACTTTCTGAAAATTATGTTTGAGGTCAACCATTCAATAAAGAAAGTTTCAAAAGAAGAAGTGAGCATCAAACTTGGTGGTCAGGAATTGAAGGTTCCGCTTAATTCGGAAACTTACCAAATTTTGTACGACGCAGTTCGGGGAATCGCGGGATATTCCGAATAAAAAAAGACAATCAGCCAGAGAGCTGGTGATTGTGTTTACGTTTTGCTGTACGCGCCGACACTTCGCCTGTGTGCCACTTCTTTCCAAAGTTCGAACAGGTGAGCGGGTTTTTGGAACTGCGGCTGTGTGGCGAAATGTGGCGGCTTTCGTTTGAAAAAGCCATAAAAATTGAATTTGAACGGTGATGAGAGGTTTTGAACGGTCAGTGGTCGATTTGAACGGTCAGTGATTTTTGTATCAAAATCTCTCATCTTTCACAAAAAACGGTGAAAAGTTTTAACGCTTTCCACCGTTTTTTCTTTGATTTTCTGTTATAAATTCCCATTTGCAACTATTTGCTACCGATTTTGGACTGTTTTTGCATAAAAATACACCGTCTGCATT